TCGAACGCGTTTCACTTCTCTTTTGTAGTTCGTCTATGTCTCTAAATACTTCCTCAGCCACTTTACGGCCGTTTAAGTTAACTTGGAATATATAAGGGCTTCCGTTACCTTGAGCAACGCCACCCAAATTAAAGATTTCTCCTAATTTTTCAGCTACACCGATAGCGAAAGGATCCATCCGGCGGCCTACAAGTGGTACAACCGCTTCCGGCTTGCCGTTCTCTGCCAGTGCTGCAATTTGTGGAGAGTCTATTATTCCACCAAACTTATAACCTTTGTACGGTCCACCATGCGCCATCGAACGAATACCCGGCGTGTTAAATGGTGTGCCATAACGCTTCTTGATGTAATTAATTGCTGCTATGGCATTGTGAACCGGGTTCATAATGTCATTAAAACCGGGCTTTTTGAAGCTGTTAAATGTTGGCATTATCGTCTGCATGAGGCCCATACTTGGCGTTCCACGTCTCCAGTTCGAATCCCATTTATTTACAGTTGAAGGACCGGTACGACCGCCACTTTCTTTCATAGCGATAGTAGTTAATGGACCGAACCAAGAGGCAGGAGAGCCGGTTACTGCAATGGCCTGTTTAATCCATGAGCTAACATTACCGGACACTTTACCGGATCCCATGAATGCGCCGCCTAAACCTTCTCCTAGCTGCTTCTTAATATATGAAACTGCCTTATCCTTTACAAAGCTCATAGATCCCTTTAGAATGCTGCCATATGCGCCGCCAACTTTCGGAAGCGTAGGCACGAATTTAGCAAAAACCTTTTGAATAAGCTCTTTTGGTTTGCTCATATATTCAAATACATCTAACGTAAGATCCTTGGCCTTTTTAGTCGTACTTACTGCCTTATCTTTTACCGCTCCGGCTGCTGATTTAGTAGCGCCCCATAATTGCTGCGCTTTCTTTTTCAGAGCAGTACCAACACCGCTATCATAGCCGGGAATAAGACCGGTAGATAATAGCTTTTTAGTATCCGGGCCACTTAATACTTGAGTGCCTTTTTCACCATAATAAAGCGTATCAGTGGCAGGGCTCAGAGTTACGCGGCCGTCCGGAAACTGAATAAGCTCCTCTTGGCCTCCATCCCCTGCATAGAACCATCCGCCGGGATGTTCAGACGTTCCTTTTTTGTATTGAGGAACCGGCCATTTAGGAATCTTTTTATCTACTCCTATTTTTCCAAGAATCCAATTTAGGCCGCCAATGGCTCCATTAATTCCAGTTCCAAGAGCCTTAGCAAGAGTATTTGCTAAGGCGATGGCTCCGCCTTTTACGCCGCCGGCCATATTTTTAATACCTTGACCTATGCGGCCCGGTAATTTTTTGGCTCCATCGACAATTTCACCATAAGTTTTAGTAATTGAATTTTTGATATTCCCAAAAATCGTTTTCGTTTGGCTCCAAAGAGCATTCCACCCATTCGACACCCATTGACGCGTTTTTGTAACCGCTCCGGAAATGGTGCTATAAATGCTTGAAAAGATTGATTTCAAGAAGCTATAGACAGATTTAAAAATACTCATTGTGACGTTATAAACGCCGCGCCATCCTGACTGAAATATCACAAAAATTCTGCGGAGAATATTCACATAGAAATTATAAATATTTTTAAAGTAAGACTGTATGAAGCTCCACACCGCTTTTAGGAAAGACAGTGTTAAAGATTTCACACCGGACCACCCTTGAGAAAAAGCGATGTACGTTCTACGCATGATATTGGCGTAGAAATTATAAATAGTCGTAAAAATCGACTTAATAAATGCCCACATAGAGCCAAGAATTGAACGCGCCCAATTTAGCATAGATTTAAAGGCGTTTCCGGTTGCTGTGGTTAGTCGTGTGTATGTTTTTTCGATAAACTCACGAATGGCCAACATGAAATATTGCACATTAAAACTAATCTTTCCAAAGCCGGATCTAAATAACGCGATACCGCCAACAAAGAAAGATTTAAAGACGCCTAGTATTCGCCCTAGTGCCATGAGGTTTATATAGTTCCAAATGAAAATAAAAACATTTTTCACGATGGCTACTATATTTCCAAAGGCTGCCTTCCAATTCCCCTGCAATAAATTAGTAAATAATTGGAAAATGTTTGTAATGATCGCAATTCCTGACGAAACAATCCCTTTTATGTTCGCCCATGCTCCCTTAATAATAAATTCTATAACCGTCCACGCTACGCGGAATATCTTACCTATCACCGTATTTCCATTGGTAACAGTGGAAACTAAAACCTTTATAAACCCGGCTACCGCTTGGACCATTGCCCCTATTTTTGGTGCGATTTTCACAATAAAGGACACAATAGCATCAAGGCCGGCCCGGAATTTAGGGAGCAGCGCCGTAACAATAAAATTAATTACCCTTGCAAAAATATCTCCAAGAGCTTGCCAAAATGAACCGGCTTGTTTTGCTCCAACCATGCTATTTAAAGCCGCTAAAACCGTAGCTTTCAACCTGTTTAGTGCAGGAACAAGAGGCGCTATGGCACTCGAAACAACTTGTTTGATCTGTGTAAAGGCATTGAATACCGATTTACGCAGATTTTCAGAAGCGCCCCACATTTTCATTAGGGAGCCCACGACTATAACAATAGCAGCCGAAAGCACGCTGACTATTCCTATAATTCTTGTAAGCCCTAGAATCAGTGGCCCGGCTTGCATCCATATAGCGCCAAAAGCCGCAGCCATCCCGGCCGCTCTGCCTATCCCTATGGCCATTGGAGAAAGAAGCAGCGTTAAAGCAGTAGCGATATAAAGGAACATTCCGCCCATTTGGCTTATATCGTCGTTTGCTTGGTTCATCCGGTTTATGAAATTAGCTAACGCGGTAGAAGCGTCTAAAATCTTGGCTGCAACTCTCCCCCAAATATCAATAAATGGCCCTAAAGCTTGAGCCCATGCGCCCTGTGCCTTAGCTAAAGAGATACCAAGAGGAGTTAGGCTGTTTTGCAGCTCCTTAATTTTTTGATCCGTCGCCTGTTTCAGCTGTGCAAGCTCACTCGTTGCGCGTGTCCTAGCAAGCCGGTGTTTTTCTTGCCATAAAGCCACGTATTTATTAAGCTCTGAATCACTCATTTTATTTAAGGCTGCTATTTGCCCGGCTGCTTCCGGCCCTAAATTACTTAAATAATTAGCAAAGTCGCTGCTTGTACGCGAAGCAATGCTAGATAGGTTTTTGTTCCATTGCTTCAAAGCATTAACTTGGCCTGTTAAGTTAGACATTAACTTGGCCGGTGACGTTTTATCTAACTGGACTTTTTCGAATATGTTCCATGAGCTCTCAATTTGCTCTGTACGCTGATTTAATTGATCTTGATACTCTTGCATAGCGTCGGCCTGTTCTTGCAGCACATCGGCCACATTTGGACCCTTAGCCGCATTAAACATAACAGCCGTAAACCCTGCCAAGGCAACGCCGGCCGCCATAGCTACCATTTGGGTACGCATAAGCCCCATATTAATAACCATGACTCGATCTTGTAGATCTTTCATAGAAGCATTTTCGCCAAGCTGCCTTAGAGCAATCCCGGCCGCTGTGCTCCGTTTGGCCATTTTCTCAATATTATTACCGATACCTAGAAAAAAGCTGTCAATACGCTTAATAACAGAGGTTTCCGGAACAATGTCTAGCATCTTTTGGGCTTGGCCCTTCCGGTTTTCCATCAGCTGAATGTTTCGTATCCACGTATCTTTATAAGCTTCCATTTCGATAGCTGCGCGGTTCATTGCATCGGCTGTATTAACGCCTAATTGTTGGAGCATGGCTGTATACTGTGGACCACCTCTTGCAGCTGCACGCATAGCCGCGTCAACATCACGCAACTTCCGTTCTACAACGGTCATGCCAGCCTCATAAGAAGCAAAATCCCCTGCATCACGAAGCTTTTTTAAATCCTCTTTTGTTTGTTCTAACTCGCCGCGAAAATGCCTTAATCTTTCCTCTGTCTGCTGCGTTGAAATTTTAACGGTACCGTCTCTATTCAAACCTAAAATAGCAAGCTGCGTTTCTTTGACGGATCTATTCAGTTCATTAATTATCTTGATCCCTGCTTTACCGCCTTTTCCTACGCTTCCAACTTTATCTATGGAAACCGCAGACTTTACGGCCGCTTCGCTCATTTCCTCAAGGCTTACCGTTACATAATTCAAACTTCTTAAATGTTTTCGTGTATCATCTAAGCTTTGATGAAACGGTTTTAAATGCTCCGGCAGATCTCTAATAGCCTTTCCAATAGTGCTAGTTGTTCTTCTATGGTAATTGCCCCATCGATCATAGAAACCTCTAGTTCTATGCTCCATATCGTCAAAAGTATCGTCTAAGTGATCCCCTAGATCATCGAATGAATCAGCCATATCACTAGCCGGGTTATAGTTCTCCATATTCCTAGAGAACCGGCGCGCTTGGGATTCTACGGAACGAAAGAAACTTGCTATCGTTCGCCTCGCTTGCCTGTCCGTTGCGGTTATATCAATATTACTTCCGCCTGTTTCTGCCACGTTTCCACCTCCCTTTTAGACAAATAAAAAAGATCTTCTCCCTGCAAAGAGAGAGAAGATCTTTAGTCTTTAAGCCACCATTGGCCCGGAACGAAGGTGCTTTCTTGTTCTTTTTTTTCTTCAACTTGAGACATAGCTTCTTCATATGTAGAAGGCATAAGCTTATCCATTGATTTACCTTTGTTAAAGGCAATATCAAAGGTTACTAGCAAGCTTTTCACACCCTCCCATACTTTCGCTTGTGACTGTTCCCATTTCTCGCGTTGAGCCTGTTTAAATTTCGCGTTCAACCAATCTATCGTATGTTCTAATACGTATTCTTCCGTATAGTTGAAGTGCGAAGAAACAAACTCAATTTGAGAAATCATGATTTCAATTACTCCTCGCCATGTGAGGCCGTCGCCGGTACTGTTGCCGGTTGAGAATTGGCTTTCTTGGCCATTTCCTCTTTCATCTTGTCCATTTCCTCCGGTGGAAACAGATCGTTCATAAGCTCCTTGAAAGTCGGCATTTCCTTGTTGTAAAGGGCTTTGTACAGTGTCCGAATTTGCAAAAAAGTTTTTTTAATGTTTGTTTTCTCCACATACATTAAAACGACGTCCAACATTTCATTAATATCTAATGCCAGCGCTTCTTCGTCCTCAATATCAAGCAAAATAGAGAAAATACGAATCAATCTTTTTTCCTCAAGGCCACCCATTACAAGCGTAATTTTTTCAATTCCGTCTATGCCTTCATCTAACAATAATTCTCTAACATCGGCGTAAAGGCGCGCCCCATCTGTACCAATAAATTTAACAATCCCGATAATCTTAGAGAGTGATAATTTAGGCACATTTAGTTTGCCGCCATCTGTTAACGTTACTTTTCCAATAATTTTTTTGTCGTCTAGTCGGTTTAATAATTCTTCCATGTTAAATTTAGCCCCCATTTTTTAATAAAAAGTTGATTTATGACGCGCTACCGCTCGTTTAACAGCATTTACATAGTTCCAAAACTCTGCATTTGTTGTGTTTCTTCGCTGCGCGCCTGTATTTGTTCCAAACAAGCTAGTTCGCTGCAAGGTGCTCATTTCAAGCTGCACACCTTTTCCGCGTCTTGTTACATTTACGATGTTATCCGGCTCCGCTCCGGCAATGTTTGATCCTTCCGGCTCCTGCTCCCAAGGGATCCCGGCCGCTGTAAATTCTTCGCCTATAAACTGCCTTAATTGAGCATCTAAGCCGCCTATTTTAGTATTTTTTTTTGCACTATCGCCGTAACCATGAAAAGAAACGGCTATATCATGTTGAGGAATAAAACGGCGTGCGTTGGGTTCGTCGAAATTCGTACTAGTGATATGCAGCACACCATTTCCGGAACTTAATTTGGCCTCAAACATATAAAAAGAATCATCCGGACCGGCTGCAAATTCTGACAGTTCACTACACCCGGTTTCAATACCTCCACCATGAGGCGTGAAATAGACAATCCCGGATTTTCCTTTTTTCATAGATAAAGAGTAATCCGTCCTATATCTTCTTGCTGCTGCTAAGGCTGCAAAATTTGGATAAGTATCTGCCATTTATGAACCTCCTAACTCAAGGCAACCGATGAAGTAACAGAGTCGGTGGCCGCTCCGGTCACACTATAGCGAATAAATCCATTATCACTAGTTAACGGAACATCATAGACCGCCGTTACTCCTGCCGTTACTGCACTCGTACCATAATCAGAGAAATTTTGACCGTCGCCCGAAATATCTACATCAAGCGTGCCATTTGCAGAGGAATTTATATAAATTGTGGCTTGTGTGAAGCCTCTGCCGTCAATAGCAGGAGAGTAATAGGCGTTAGTATCAAATACTAACGCCACATCAAAAAACTCCCCTGCCTTCTTAGGGAGTTAAAGTTAACTGCTCGACTTCAAAATACACGTTTTCTTCTGTGGCAATGCCTGTGTCATTAACAGGATATGCTGTGAGTGAAAGAGGGATAAGACGTTTTCCCTTTTCGAAAGTCTGTTCTTTGTCATCGCCTGTAACCTTGCATTTACGGAATACGGCCATGTATAAAGATCCGTCTTTCTTTTGGCTGATTAAAGCAAAAGTAAAGGCCGGAATATTTTGTACAGTACCATAACCAATGCGGCGACTACCTAATTTTGTTACACCGCGAACGCTTGCAGCTGTTGTATAAGCATTAGCTAAAGGAGCCGCTAAATAAACCGTATTTCCGGTTACACTTGAAACCTGTTTCATTTCGACCTTTGAGCCCTCAGAAACCTGCACGAAGCCGCCGGCTTTAATGTCTGTTGCAGATGTAACGGCGATAGTTGAAGCATTTACAACCGTTGCAGCTGTTAGCGTTGTAGCTGTTGCCAGTGTCGGAGGAGTTTCGACAATCGTTCCACCGATTAACGCCATTTGGCGGTTTTGTACTGTGTTTTCCGCTAAGCTTGTTTCTAGTGAATGCGACCATGACGTAATATCTTCATCAACCGCGCCCATTACTTGATCTACCTCAAATTCATCACTATCAAAGCCGCGGCTAGTAGAAATACCGTCCGTAGTTGCTCCAAGATCGCGCCAACCTGTTTTTAAATTATATGGTGCTGCAATGTCCATAACATCTTCTATAGCACTTGGAAACGTTCCGTCATAAGGCTTTACAACTAGACGGCCAGCACCGCCAACAATGTTATTACTATTTACTTTATAGATATCAGCCATTATTGGTTAACCTCCTTGATTTCCCATCTTGTATAGTTTAAAAGGCGCTCCGCTTCTGCTTTAGTCACGTCGCCACCGTTTCCGCCTACTGTCAAAACTTGGCCGGGGATTAAATCAATAGCCGGCTTTGATTCTGCATCACGTTCAAAACGTAAAATAGTGGATCCGCTGTTAGTTTCAACCGGGCCCACCACTTGAATTTTAGATGCAGATGATTTTTTAGTTTCTGTTGTTTCTGTGCTTTCCGTATTCTTGCTTTCTGCCATCCTAAAAACCTCCTATGCTTCTAAATGTTCAAACCGTATATAACACCAGCTCTCCGGCTTTCCTGTATCTTCATCCGTTGCGCTTATTGGATTTGTTTCCTTTTCAGCCCATGCGCCACGTAGAGAAGTAGAGGCAGCGTTTTGGATAACTAGGTTCATAGCTTTTATGAGCGTTTGCATGGCTGTGATATCATCGTTTGCCCTAACCAACAGCTGCAAGCGTGTATAATTAGTTCCACCAACGGCCCGGATCAATACGGCCGGCAGCGCTACATTAGTAGGGAACGTGTTACCATAAATTTTTTCCGCCATCATTGGAACAAGCATTTTCCTTATAGGTGGAATTGGATCTATATACTCAATCATCGATACTCCCCTATTTCAAAAAAACTTTCTTTCACTTTAGAGCTCAAGCACTTTTCACAATAAAACCGGTCTACAACTTTTAATTTATAAGCCATGCCCTCTCCGGTTACTTTGAATTTGCTTGTATCTATATGTTTATACCTGTGCATACAAGGCGCTTTGAAATATGGATTTGGTGTACTTGGTGGCGGTAATGGCCTGTTCATTGAATCACCTCTTTTATTAAGTTGAACTTTAGTTCAACCAAATAGACAAAAAGAAAAATAGGTTACTAATCGTCTTAAATAAGTTGAACTATTCATATCTCACATACTGTAAATACTAAATTTGCAGCATGAAAATAAGTTCAACTTATAAGAGTTTTAATTGAACTCTAGTTCAACCTTAGTTCACCTATTCAATACCTAAAATCTTTTTAATTTGGAAATCCGACACGCGTTCCATTCGCGGCTTAGCTCTATCTAAACCGCGCGCCATCAAACCAAATCTTTTTTCTAAGGCGGCCGCGTAAGGAACAGCCGAACCAATTTTTAGAGACGTTTCATTCATTGATTCTTCTAAACTGTAAATTACATCTGCTTGAGTAGCTTCGCGGCCGCCTTTGCCGCTCTTGTTGCGCTCCGGAATAGTAGACACATAGCCTATAGAGTTAATATAAAAAGAGGTGTCTATATGATCTTCCTCCCTTGTTAACTCCTTGGTTTCATCGGCCCACACCATGCCGGCAGCCTCCACCGCTTTTTTTCGTGCTTCTTGCAGCTTATCCGGATCCGCCCACTCGTAAAGCTCTTGGCTTATAGAAATATCAAACTTAAATTTATCTTTTTTCTTAGCCATGTAATCACTCCTTTTGCAGAGTAATTTCGTGGTGGTGCAGCCTACGACGGCCATAAACCGGGTTTCTATTTTTAACAGAAAAAGAGCCAATCAAAACCGGCTCTCCGTCCATATCCACTATATTTACAATCTTGGTATTTAGATCGACCGCATGGGCCGGACCTAAAAATAAAATGTTAGATAAAATAAAGTCGCTCCCGGTATCATCATAGGCCACACGCTCTCTTGCTTGGTCCACTCTGCAAGGTATATTCATGTGCTCAATGGTTCCGGGAATTGGCCGGCCGTAATCATCCTCTAAGGCGCCTTCCTCTTGAATTAACAGCGTGCAGCGATGGACCAATAAACTTTTAAAGCTCATATGGCCCCGGTTTTCCCTTGGAAGGAGTAGAAACAGAAAAGAAAAAGCTATTATTTACACTCGCTACCATAAGAGAGCCTAAAATCATATCTAACTCTTTTATTCCTGTCATATCATCACCAATTTTGCTTTCACTTACTGCCGTTTTATTCGTTGTATAAGAGTAAGAACCTATTGTTTCAGAGGTTGCAGCCATTAAATTACTATCTTTATTATCTAATTGATCTTGATACCATAGATACTCAACAAGCAAATATGTTGCTGTTGTAAGATCTAATAAAATATCCGGATCCGTTTCCGCTTCAAAGGTTTGCTTTGTAACTCTGCGGATCCAAGAGCCGGCCCGGTCAATATAGTTTTTTAACTTAATATCCGAAAGCTCTTTTACTTCGTCAACCGTTGTAAGCTCTCGAACTTCGTCTAAATTGGCATATCCGGCCATATAATCACGCCTTTACAATAAACCCGGATTTAATACGAGAAATTAATTGATCGCTTGGATCTTCCGGAAGCTCTTTCTCTTGCTCACCAACTAAAGTGAAGCCTTTCTCTTGATAAGATGTTTTAGGATCCGCTAATTTAAACTTTTGGCCGGACCCTTCTTTGCTTTGTGCTTCCGCTTCTTGGACCTCAAGAGCAGTTTTTTCACTGTCTTTTAACTCCACGTCCTCTGCTACATTGTTAGCCGCTTTTGTCGTCTTTTTCTCAGCCATTTGTAAAACCTCCTTTTCAAGATATAAAGCATTTGCCATTAATAAAAAAAGCAACGGAAGCCCTAATAACAGGGCTCTTGTCATTGCAATTTATAAAAGTATCCGTTTTGTAGGGATCATAATAAGCTTGTGTATGCCTTGGAAACCTAAAGGGCGCAGAGGCCACAAATTCACCAACGGCAAAAGCATGAACGTTTCTAACGCCTTTTTCTCTTACCTTGGCTTGGCCAGTCTTTGAAACTACAAATTTAACGTTTTTGAGCATGACAAATTCAGCCCACCCAAGAACTAGCCGGCTTTGTTTATCCATAATCGTAAAACAGTCACGATTTAGGTTTCTATAGACTTTCACAATTTGCCCCGGTTTTAAGTCTCGACCGGTTTTAAATTCGATCATGTAAGGCTAGGGCGTGCCTCATCAAGTGTTAAGATAATGCGCGCTTCCGGGATGAATGGTACAAATTCGCTGATTTCAGTTCCATAAGATCCCTCTACCTGTGTTTTAACATTTCGGTCTGATTCTACGCCGAAAGCTTTACCTTGATAGCGTACAAGAGCCGCGCTTGTATCCACTAATACAATACGATTGTCAGGTACTTGCTCAGAAATAAACGGCTTGTTATTTAATACGTCGGCAAATTGGTTGTTTTCCAATTCATTACGATATAAATACGCGTTCCCATCGCGCATAGTAGTAATTTTATACGCTGTCTCAAGGTTCATGATAGCGCGGTTTGGACGGTATCCAAGCGTTTCTTCTTGGTATGCAGCAGCATAAAAGATATCTGCTAGATCCCATCCGGACGCGTCGCCTACTCCTACCGTTGGCGCTGAATCTGTTCCATCTGTAAAATAGCCATTTAGTAATCTATTAACTGCCACGCCTTCATATTGGCGGCCTAATTGGCGCCCAAGTTGACGTAACCATAAGCTTACTAGACTGATATTAGCGCGCTTACTTTCGTCCGTCCATTCCAAGCCACGCCCTCTTTTGTGCATCTTAATACTGTTTTCCCCAACTTTAATAGATCCGGTTGGAATTGGCGCACCTTGGCCAATGTCACGTAACCCAAACATTTCTTCTTTTTCTTCCTCAGTGCCGCCGGTGTCTAAGTAATACCATAAGTAAGAAAATTGATCCGTAGGAATTGTTTCCGCTACTAGCTGCTGCCAGTTTGAATCCCTTTCGAATCCGATACGTAAGCCATCTTCCACAATGCTGTTAAACAGTGGCTTTGTGCCGTCATTTTCTAATAATTCGCGTACTTGAATGTTTTTAACATTATCGTAGCCCATTGCTCTTAAAACGTCTTTTCGTGTAACTCCTTGCTCACTTAAATAGTGGCGAAAATGATATGAAGAAGCATTAGTGGCCGCTTTCGTGCCATACTTCTCAGAGATAGCGCGTTTTAGATCTGCGCCCTGTGGAAATTGAATTGTTTTTCCTGCTTGGTTTTTTAATTGTAAAGATCCCATGTTATCCAATCACTCCTTTTTTTGTTTATGGAAATGCGATTTCAGCGAAACCGCCGCTTGTATTTACAAATAATACGCGTGTGCCGTTTCCTGCTGCTGCAACTCGCACGCCGCCGTTACCGTCTGCCTCTACGGAAGCACCAATAGTGGGAGCAGTACCGGAATATTTAACTTTAGACACTCTCGAAAAGCCGAAAGCATGAACGCCTAAAGGTGTATAAGGATCATTAACCGGATGTTTAGCGATTAACTGCACCGCGTCGCCGGCTGCTGCTTTCCCTGCATGATAATTTCCTGTATTCACAAACTTTAATGTATCCCCTGTGTTAATAGGGTTTGCCTCGCTTGCCGTCGGTACAATAACGGTTAAAGATAAGCCGTAATCGTCCGGTAAATGGCCGCCTACTCTAGTCATTATTCCTCGCCTCCATCAAATAAATTTCCATCCTCTACAGGTTCAAAGCGTTTGTTTTCTTCTTCGCCTTGCTCCTCGCCCGGTACTTTCTCCGGCTCAGTTTGTCGGCCCGGTTTAAAACGTTCCTTGGCCATGCGCTCGTAAGCGTCGATTTCCTCTTTAATGTGGTCAATTTCGCCGCTTGTCGTTAACATAGCGCGATAAGACTCCGCGTTAAAACCATCGCCAAATGCACGAACACGCGCTTTTACTGCATCTTCGATAACATCAGCCAAATATCTGCGGCCCTGCTGCGCTTCTTTCTTTAATTGGCGTACTGCGTCCACGCTGCAAAAGTCTTTCCCAAGCTCATTACGTAACTTGATATCTTCCGGTTGACGGAACTTGTCGCCTTCCTCTCCTAGCACTTCATAAATAGCCGCTTTTTCAATCTTGTTATCTCGCACCGCTTGGCGAATATCGCCTAATAAATTGTTACGAGAATAGTAAGTTCTTTCTTGCTCTCCCATTTTGTCTGCCTCCTCATTTCTTTTATTCTCTTTTTCTCCACCTAAAGGAATAACAATTTCATTGCTACCTTTCGGCAAATAAAAAGAATGCTTTCCGTCGTCTAAGCGCGTTGAATAAGCATTCTCTAACCTTGCAATATGATTTTTTGAAAGTTGCCCTTGGTCTACATAGCTTCTTGCTTTCGACACATAGGCGCCCGGCGTAGCTCCTTTATAAACGGTTGACACTTCGCGCAGCGTAGCATTAACAATCCACGCGAAAACCATACGGCCGTTTTCATCTTCAAGGCCCGGAAAGTGAGGGCACTCATAATCAAAAAGATCTTTGCCGCAGCTTGAGCAGCGATGATACATTTCATTTCCGCCAAATCCTACGCTTAGATCTTTTAGAATGCCACCTTTCACCGCACGAATAAGATCATTAGTGTTTTCACCGTTAATATTAAGATCCCGGATCATGTACCAATGTCCTAAAACTGCATTTTCCTCATGCGATGTTAGAAATTGAGCGTCGTAACTACGGCCAAAAGGGTTTTTCGTAATATCATGGCCACCTTGCAAGCTCACGCCTTCTCTAAGGTTACTTACATAGTTTTTTAGTGTTGTCATTGGATCCATGCGCGTAAAGTACGCGTCTAGTCGATCATTTGAAGCGATACCGCTAAATAAAAATAAATCGTCTGTACTTTGCACCGGCTCCAATGTGAAACGGTTAATTTTTTCTAAAGTTTGTTCCGATTCTTCCGGCTGCATTTGCTCAGCTTGCACCCTTACAGGTAATTGGATCAAATCGCTCAATCATTTCACCTCCCTTCAAGAAAATAAGCTGCTGATTAAGACAAAAATAATAATTAACCCTAACAGCATCATGACTAGGCCCATTGCAACCGCTCCTATTAATCGCAATACCAAACATGCAAAAACCTTTGATCCTTTGCATACTCTCGAATATTACGAATTTGGATTTGTTTTTGGTCCGTTTCCATGTGATAGCTCAGCAATAAAGGTTTAATATCGCTTTGGCCATCAATATTAAGCATGGCTCTTACTATGTTGCCTCTGTATAAGTAGCTCACCATAAAAAGCCGCTCCATTATTTCATTTCCTCGCCTTCTAGTATCCTCGTATAAAAACACCTACAATTTATGACGTTATCGGCCGAACAACCTAAACTAGAATCGCCCGGGAATAATAAGGGCTCTAGTTGTCCTTTGCCATTAGCAACATAAAAAGGCGCCTCTAAGTCTACTATTTGGCCGTTTGCTTCTCTGTGACCCTCTCTTGTACGTTCCTGTAAAGCAGAGCCCCATTTCTTGCCGATAACAATACCGCTTTGCACATCTGCATGATATTGGCCGGATCTCCCGGCTCCTAATATCTCAGTTCGCGCAATAGTGGCAGATCTTGAGGGCTTAAAAGCAAAACCGCGTGTTAAATCCTCAGCCGCTTTCTTTTCAGAATAGTTACCGTCGTATACGGAATCCCATAACGTCTGCAACACAAATTCATCTGTAACGCCTTGGATCAGCTGCGCTTCACGATAAGATCTTTCTTGCAGCCATCGCAACATTTTTGTATCTCTAAAATCGAACTCCATATCTAAATCTAAAGAAGCAAGCGTGTAAGAACCTGTAAGCACTATGGCTTCTTCCATGAATCCGCTAATTAAGTCATTCCAAAACGAAATCTGTTCAAACGAATCATTTGTGATTTGACTTTGTACCCAATAGCGAAAAGCTTCCGACGGATCCGGGATAGTATCACGCTTTACACTCTTTAATGATCTGATATCAATTAGAGCTCTTGTAGGTATGTCAGAGGCTTTTTTTAGTCGATCTATATATAAATCCCTCTGTTTTTCTAAAAAACGCAAATAAGACCGTTTGGCACGTTTGGTAATACGTGCTAAATCAGTCGCCCATTCTTCATTTATGGAGCTGAAAAAATCGTCTATATCATCGGACCGCGTAAAATTGCCGTTTTTTTTTACACTTCGGCTTGTGTTGTCGTTTCCGTCGTCGGTTTCGCTTGGTTGTTTGCTTGAATCGCTTCCGCTATCTTCTTCCTGCGGTTGAACCTCTCCGCTGTTAGAAGGCTGATTGATAGGAATAGGATCCCCAACGGCAGGATGCCCCACCATTTCGTTAGCTGCTTCATCATGATCTATCCACCCTTGCTGCACTTGCATTATTTTTGTAGCTGTTTCGATACTTTCCGCCTCTGCATCGGTTTTTCTATCGCTTGTTTGCAGAGTTTCAAACGTAATGTGTGCGCTGCCTTGAATCCCATTAAGCTGCAAAACAACGTTGTACGCTCTTTCCAATAGCCTTTTAACGCCTCTCTGAATAGATTCAATCCCTTTAACATAGATCTGCCATTGAATAGATCCATGAGTTTCACTTACGCCTTCATTGCGGCCTAATAAAATAGGCAGCTGCTTGAGCGATGTAACAATTTGCTGATTAATAACAGACATTAACCGCTGTACGTCTAGCATTTGGCCGCCTGTTGTAGCTCCGGCCATTTCCACTTTAATGCTATCCGTATGGAAAAAATCACTATCCGGCTCCAAGTTTGACATTTGTTCTTGTACGTCGGCTATGTAGCCTTGGACAAAATCCCTAACCACTTCCGGGCCTTGATTTTTAATATGTTCCGGGATATTTTCTATAATGGCTTCTTCCATCACTGAAATATCAAACCTTGGATGCCCTTGATGGTGGACCACCTTTTGCAAATCGCTTAGCACTTGTACTTGGAAAAATACGATTTGTAGAATCGGAGTCATTGGAGAACGCCCGAAAGGATTTCCAATATCTGGATCGAACGGATAGTAAAAGACCGTTTCCGGGTTGAGAACCTTATATGTGCCGTCTGCCTGTTTCTGCACTAACTCAAGTTCGCCAGTGTCTTTATTACGCTTATAATCTAAGCCCATAGGATCGACGGCGTGGAAATCTACAACCTCTTTCACGTTCTCCGCTATCTCCACTTCTAAAGCTATAGCGCCTTGAGTGTAGCTTGTTAGCAGCAGAACATTAATTAATTGATCGATACCGCCACCATACATTTTCCCTAGCCATTTAGCATGTTCATTTAAAAGCTCAGTGGCACGCTTATCTACTGCACCGCTTGGCTTTTGTACTTCCACTTCATGCGAATTGTTACCTAGTCGGAGCAAGTTCCACGCCGACATAGAAGCATCCGGGTTTATATCGCGTATGATTTTAAGCTTTTCCATGATTTCAGCAGATCTCAATTCGTCACGCTGAATAACTCCCTCGTCGTACCATAAAAACTGCTGTTGCCAACGGTCTTTAGTTTGACGGCCGCGAACGCTGCCAATAGACGCCCTAACAGACGTATTAACAATTTGCCTTATATCGTTATCAATCCGCTTTTTTCTAAAGCTTAGCCAATCCAAAAATGCCAATAGTTTCACCTCCTTTTTAAGCTGCCAATAGTAGGCCGGGCCACGCGTTTAATATCTCTTGGTGTTTGCCAATGAATCATAGCTTGAGTGAAACAATCCGTAGCATCGTCATTAGTTGAATTTGGGAAAGCTGCGGTTTCTTCCACGAAATCATGAATCCAAGGAGCAATAGAAGGATCAGGCAAATAAACATTACCGGCTTCCACTTCCGGGCTTGCTGCATATGCCCGGGCAACCTTACCACCTTGAGGATTAACCGGGATCATTCCGGAAATCTCATGCTTTAACATTTGGATAACGGCCGGGCCGTTTGCTTTATCCTCTATCAGCTTGGTTGTAGCGCTTGGCCATTTAGCCGTAAGGTTCTTTAAAGCGTTTATGGTTGTAGGTAGATCCATTCTGTCTTTCACTTGGTCCAACAAATACTTATCCGCTCCGATCTTGCCCCATACTTGGCCTACCACGAAATCCGAATCATTATTATCTTTAAATGCACAATCCCAAGATTGAATAATTTCGTCGAAGCGCTCCGGCCTAACTCTGTAATACTTCCACCATTTACGGTTTAAAATATTACCCTCAGAAGGGGAGGGCCGCTGCTGATAAAGTGCAGACCATTCATAGGTACCGACGGCCTTTTTAATTTTCGTGAGAGCTTCAAGGCTATATTTACTTGGCCATAAAGGCTCTCCGATCTCCCGGGGATCCGTTTCGTCTATTGGCTGTTCTGCAATCGCAGGATAATTTATAACCGTCCATTGTTCGGCCTCCGGATCCTCCTCCGCTTGCTTTAATAGGCGCCCGGCTAAATCATCTTCATGCCATCGCGTAAGGATAATAAGTACCCTTGCATCTTTCTCAAGACGTGTATAAAAAGTTGACGCGTACCAATCCCATACCGCATTACGAATGGTTTTACTTTCGGCCTCTTTTCGGTTTTTAAATGGATCATCTATAATGCCGTAAGTCATACCCATTCCGGTAATACCGCCTCCAATACCGGAACTTTTATAAAAGCCTTTATGGCCTACAATTTCGAAAATATCCGAATTTCTTACATAGCTGCCGTTTCCTATGGTCTTTACATTCGAACCATTCAGCGACGTATTAGGAAAAAGATCTCTGTACTCCGGAGAGTCTATTATTCTTTGTACGTCTCTATTCATGCGGCTTGCTAAATCTGCACTGTAAGAAGCTGCAATGATTTGGGCGTTTGGATCCTTTCCCAAGAGGTATGCCGGAAAACGTCTTGATCCTAATTCTGATTTACCGTTACGCGGTGGCATAAAGACCATTAATCTTTTAGTCTCTCCGCTTATGAGTTTATCTAATGCCTCGCATAAGCGCTCATGGTGCCAATTAACCTCATAGTCCGGCTTGGTGTGCAGCGTGAAATCAATTAGACGGCGACGCGATTTTTCATGTACATAGGCTGTTTGCAGCTTATTAACTATCTTCGGATTCAGATTCTTGAAAGATAATGCTTGCAAGTAACTGCATCTCCTCAGCAGATAGTTTTGATAGATCAAAATTAGAAGTTGTTTCAATAGGGCCGCCGTCTTTACCGGAATGGCTTAGATCTGCGCTAACCTTATCTTTTTTGCCCCATCTATCCGAATTACGTCGCTCCAATCGCCATGCACTCGCTCGCCAATCTTCTATAGCTGCTTTATCAATCATTTCGACGTCTCTTGACTCTGCATAAGCAAGCGCGCGTGTAAGAGCGTCGGAAAACTCAAGATATGGCAGCTCTTTTTTACGTGGCCGCCCATTAGTTGTTTTATCTATTCGCTCCGCTTCTCTAGCACCTCTTTTCATCCAATCGTAAAGAGTGCTTTTGTGGATCCCGGCCAACGCCGCTGCGGTTTCAATATAATTACCTAATTTGACCGCATTAACTATGGTTTCTTGTATTTCCGGTGTTAGTTTGGTGGGCCTCATGTAAGCTCACCACCTTTTTACTAGTGAGAAAAAACAGCTCTTGGTTAATACTCATTTCGTGCCTCCTCCTTATTTTGGGTATAAAAAAACACGCGGTTGCAGCTCATGGCCACAAATCGCGTGTTTTATGTAATATATGAAGAAGGCGACCAATAAGGCCGCCGACTAGAGAAAAATGCTAAATTAACGAGTGTGTGTTTCAGTATGGGGGTTGATTCACACAATAACATAATATCATGGTTTTGCCGGTGTTTTGTCACCCTCTTTTTGTACATTTTTTCCCCTTTTTTCCCCTAAATGTTTACCATAAGTAAATTTCTAAGGCGTATTAAGGCTTCTTTTTTCACTTTATCCCTAGTGTTATAAATCATTTTTAAAGAGAAATTCATACGCTGCGCCACTTGTCTATTTTTTAATCCCTCAAAATAACGGAGTTGTACATACTCTTGCTCCTTTTCCTCAAGGTGCTGCATAGCTCTATCAATACTTGAAATAACTAATTCATACCGCTCTATTTCAGCTTCAATGGCTTTCCCTATTTCCGCTCTTTCAATACCGTAATTCTCCGTATTACTGTTAAACATGAAAGTACCGGTGGATCCTTCTTTGCTCAGATCATAATTAGCCGTAACCTTTGGAAACATATGCTCAAGCTGCTGCCTCAAGTTCTCCACGCCTATTTTATAGCTCATGTATTTGTCTAAATGCCCTTCAATTACTTTAAATTCGTCCACTTTTGCTGCTGCCATCATCTAAACCGCTCCTTTATCGTTTGTTTTAAGGTAATTTCAAAGCTTTTAAATAATCTAATACAATGCCTCTTTCGGTTTTGACTTCCTCACAATTAACGTGAAACCATTCATAGGGGATAGACTTCCGGCCACCATTGGCCACGTCTTGCCACCATTCCGCTAATTGAGTAAATGTGAGAAGAAAAACTCTTTTATGCTTTTCAAATTCAATAAGTAAAAAGCTTATGGATCCTTGGGTATGCCAATCGCTTAATATCTTGTATTGTTTGGGATCAATATTTTTTAGTGGAAAATTAGTCCGGTTTACTGTTGATTTTGCTTCGAAGCAGATAGAACGACCATTGGCCACGCCTACGAAATCGACAAAGCCAGCCGCTTCATAAAAACCGTATGAGTAGTTTCTATGTCTACCTAATGTTTTAAAAGTAGGCTCCACCTTTTCGACGGCCGCCCATTTCTTGAGTGCATATTGTTGGTTACTGATTAAGAGCAGCTTTTCAAAAGCTTTTCCCCTGTTTGCATATCCTCTTTTCATAAAATCCCCCTTAAATACAAAAAAGGCAGCAGCTATTTATTAGCTACTACCTTATGTTTTATTGTGCTTGAGTTAACTGTTGTTGCGGAACTTCTGTTACTTGGTCCGTAATATCGATTCTTTCCGCTTCCTCAGCGACTTTCAAATCATTTTGCAGCTGCGTTGTAAGCAAGCCCCATTTGTTTAACATGCTTTTGATAACCGTTTTTAAGGCCATCGCGTCGAAATTATCTTTCCAACCGAAACCGCCGGCCTGTTTAGAAAATTTGTCTCTGTGCTTTTCAATATCAGCTTTGGACCAATACACTGTCTTTTCGAATCCGTCTAGCAATTTATAATAACCCATGTAACCAATGACTTTATTCGAATCCTTGTTAGAGAAATCTAAATCATATTCCTCCGTTAAGTAGTTAAAGCCTTTTAATTGGCCCTCGTAAATCGGAATAGCATTGATCTTATGGTATTTGCCTGTTCGTAAAGCGAATTGGATAAATGATTTATACCCTAATTGACATTGTGCTTTTTTAACCCAAACCGGATTATCTTTTGTTCCAACGTTGACATTATAGACAATCACCCACGCGAAACCTAAGTTTTTATCTATTGGCAGATCCAAAACCGCTGCTTTCATGCACGCTTGCAAAATGCTTGCTCTGTCTGCCTCTTGTAGATCCTTGTTTTCACTGTATAGAGAAATAACAGAGGATACAAAGGATTCTTTCTTACCCGGTTCACTTAAAACGTTTGAAATCATCGCGTCAACTTCGCCGTTTCTCATGTAGTCAGAGAAAAGGTTTCTTGATACTCTACCCGGTGTTTGTTGAGAAGAACCCGGGTTGTTGCCCCGGATCCCTTGTGCTGCTGCCTGTAATTTGTTCGCTGTATTTGAAGTATTAATAGAGTTTGTCATGATTTTTCTACCTCCGATTGTTTTTTTATCCGTTTATTTGTAATTGAATGTACGTTTTCCGCTGTCTACCATAAATTCTTTGTACTTGCTTGGATATGCTTTTTTGAAGGCCGCCGCGTCTAATGTTGGCTTTAAAAACTGCGCGTATAGTGCCGGCTCTTTTTCCTTGAGCAGATCCCCTTTAAATGATTTCGAGAACGTCCAACGTATTTTCTTTTCTTCACCTTCGACCTGGGCCGTTTGGTGAGCACCTAACATGGCTTGTAACTGCTGTTTAACTTCGTCTTTCTTTTTCTTCATTTCCGCTTCTTGTTCGTTGTAATATTCATACGCTTGAGTTAATTCTTTGGTATCCGCCGGAAGCTCTAATACTTCATCTTTAGCCTTTTTATCCTTTGGATCATACATACTTGCAAGAGCTTGGCCGCTTGATTCCGAACCGTCCGGATCCGGCGCCACGTCTGCCAAGATATGATTTAACCAAAAATCTTCTTCAATCTGTACAAGAGCTTCTATTACCGAATCATCACGTTTTAAATGAAATTCGCGGTATTTGTTACCGCCGATAAAAACAGCATAGATACAAAAATCTAAATTCAGCGTTTCCATGTAGTGAGAACCTTGAATAATGAACTCTATCGGAATTTCTTCCTCTCCAAATTCTTTTAAGCGATACTCAGACATATTTTTAATTTCAAGCACGCCCCACCCTTTCTGCGGATCCTTTATTAAGCCGTCAACATTGGCAAGCATGAAAGGATATTTTGCAGAACGCCACATAAAGTGACTTTGATACACTTTCAAATGAGGGTTGCGCTTTTTAAAAACTTCTCGTATCACTGGTTCCATTATGTGCCCCATTTCAGCCGCTTCGCTTGGTGATTCATAGGATACAACCGGATTTTTCTTGTCGAGAAAAACACCTAACTTACTCTTATATTTATTAACTCCGGCAATGGCCGCCGCATCGCTGCCACCTATTCCGGATTGTCTATACTCAAGCCATTGTTCACCTGTTAGATCTGAAACGTTAACTATCTTGATAGCGTCTAACTTGATGTTCACTTTTTTCCTGCCTCCTATATTGGCAGGAGTCAAACGGTGTGATATACTTGCTTTAAATTCGTTTGACTCCGCCGAGTTAATGAATTTGCCTAATTGTCAAATATCGCTGTTTGAATGTGCGTTCAAACTGCATCTAAAGATCTGCCTGTGCCGGGTAGATCTTTTTCCGTTTTTAAAGACATTTCGTACTTTACCTTACATTCTTCCAAGTCGTGCATATAATGATCTTCGTAAAGCTTACTTTCTATAACCGCTTCTGTTTCATCGATCTCAATACCACAACCGCAGCATATTAACGCGTTATCCTCCTCCATTCCGTACATTTCGTGAAATTCATCACCCTTAAAAAATGTTTCTCCATCGATGGGCCGGGAAAATCTGTCTAAATTCATTGTGCTTTGTCACCTTTCTTAATATAGTTTTATAGATTTCGTGTAAATCGGTCACTTTTTGCAACCTTTCTACATTTCAAATTCTACTCTTACAAAAGGCAAAAAGCAAGAACTTTTTTTGACTTTCGGCAAATTATTTTTTATCACCTGTATAGCATAGAAAACCGTCATATCATGGGTTTTAAGTGGTTTAAAAGATATATTTACCTTACATGTATAGAATTAAAAGTATCTTTTTACGCTATTAGGGAATACACTATAGATGAATTTCAAACGGTCACTATTTGAAATTTTTTTGATTTCGTTACACAATGTAGAATGGCATTCGGGTAAAATAGAATTATATAGTTTGTTTGAAAATGGTTGATATGGGTTTATATGGGATAAGAAACCTTAGAGGCTCGAAATGCTAGGAAAATACTAAGTATGGGGAGAAGATCACATGAAAGACACTACTAATCAGAATGTACAGAGCAACGAAAAAGAATTAGAAAAAGAAGTAAGCATACTTGGCGAAAGAATGAGGGCGCTAAGAGAAAAGCTTGATATGTCTTATTCTCAAGTCGGTAAAGCCATTGGAAAGAGTAAAGCTGCGGTGGTAGGTTATGAAATGGGCTATAGATACCCAAAAATGAAAGAAGTAAATATACTAGCTAAAGTTTTACATACGTCTACTTCATATCTAACCGGCGAAACAGATCATCCGGCTCCGCCTTTAACTCATAAAGAAGCTACTTCATTAGCTGAATTAATAAAACATAATGATTTCCACTATGACGGTATCCCACTAACTAATGAAGATCTTGAAAGAATTATTGAAAAACTACAAGGCGTCTTAAATACTGATATAGATACTAATACTAAAAATAATCGTAAAAATAGCACAAAAAAGCCATAAAAAAAACGGCTTTTTATATAAAAGGCCGTTTTTCTTCTTCGTGAGTAATAGCAAGATAACATAACACGTAAATAAATTTGCTATTTCCAGTATTTTTTTGTTTGCGTTTTCCAAATATCAATACATCACCGTTAAAACATCTTGCGAACCTGTGAACTATGGTTGTGCTCATGTAAATAGATTTAATTGTTTAGGATTTAATCATAATAAAAAAACATATTAGCTGTGAAAAATAGTGTTGTGAAACTTTTTGATACTACAAACTATTGCTTTGTAAGTTAAGAAACATAAGGATTTAGCTATTAAATCTCGTCTATTAAGTTTTCAATGTACAAGGTGCGCGTAAAACCACTTATTCAATTAACGGACCTCTATAATGGAGCTGCGCTGCCACCTGCCTTTTCCTTCTAATTCTCCAAAAATTGAATAATCTTTTACCGCAAATTCATTGTATCGTAGTTTGGTCACAAATTGCAACCGAAAATGTGTTCTTATCAACAATTTGTTGAAAACATGTGGATAATATAAAAAACGCCTAGAATCGTTTCTAAGGCGTTTTCTTTTGTTCTGTATATTTTTACCCTCGAAAATAGTTTAAAGAGCAAATTCGGGGAAAAAATCGGTAAATAAACGGCTATTATTCTTCTAGTCCATTCATTGCCTTGTACAACGTGATTAAAGATTCACGTAATGAAATTGGATCTTTCTCCGGATCCGATGTATACGCGTTAACAAGTACACTTACATCATAATCCCAAATGACATTAATACAATCTATGATATGATCCGCTTTGAATACATTGAATTTGACGCCAATAGCTTCTAATTCGCGTAATGTGCAAGATAGCTGTATATCAATCAAAGCCAGTTTGAAAGTGATATCTATTTTATCTTCTAATGTGAGATCCGCAGCCAAATTAGGGTTAAAAGCAAAGAAGCGCGCGTAAAATTCGCTCTTTGATTCATTCCCCCGGCGTAAACTATGCGTATTCTCTAAAAAGCCATCTAAAACAAGTTCCTTTTGTTCCTCTCCGTCGTCGCCTTCTATTGGCGTTTCTTCGATCAACCTAGCCGCTACGGCGTTAAGATCTTCTAAAAAGTTGAATGTATCGTAAATAGTGTGAAACCCTGCCTCATATGTTGGGTAAAGATCTTTTATTAATCGTTCATAAGCCAGTGAAATTTCTACAACCGCATGAATTTTGTTTAACTGTTTAACTCCCTGCATAATAAATGCCCCCTTATTTGTTTAAGACTCTTTTAAAATCGTTATATAGCGCCTCTACGTCTAGTTCAACCATTAATCTTATTGTTTCGTCTATGTTTGGATCCGGAACGAAATTATAAAACTGCTGCAAAAAATCCTGTAAATGATCAAAATTTTCTCTGCTAAAGCTTCTAAAATCCCCAAATGTAACGCCGCTTTCGTATGTTTTGTTTACAAAGAGATAAAATGTTAATGCTTTGTAATGCTCATTTTTAAGGGCCAATGCTTGTTTATGGTCCTTGAGCAGCGTTAATAATTCATCTGTAAAGTGCTGCACTCTGTTCATGCTGCGGCCTCCACCTATTTATTTTTCTGCCAGTAGTCTGCAAAATAATGTTTTCGACAATACCCTTTTGATCTGTAAGGTTCCTTGCAGCCTTCTATTTTGCATGTTCTATTTTTGTTTTCGCTGATAGTAAACGGATCCCCATGTTTAACAAATGATCTATAGTGCAAGTTGCAATAGCCTTTTGCATGATGTACTTCGTTACAACCGTCTATATTGCATGTTCTCATGTTATCCGCCTCCGCCGAATTATTTTTATTGCCCTGCTCCCGGGAACGCTCCAAGAGCAAGGCTGCTTATAATCTATTAGTTACTTAAAACTGATTTTCCGCCTAGCTGCATTAATTCTTCTTTTAATTTGCGTTTTTCTTCCTCAAAATCAGCGTCTATTTCTTCTTTTGGTGCAGCTGCTTCATATTCATCTTTTTTAAACCATTTAGGTAATAGCTCTTTACGGACCACTTTAAAATTAGGTTTTGATTTCTTTTTAGAACTTGCATTTCCATTAGCGAACTCTATTTGTCTTTCAACATTCTTTTTCATTACGTGTTCAAAGCCTTTTGCAAAGCTATCTAAACCTAAAGCATATTCTAAAGCCTCAACATATCGGCTAACTTCTAAAGAGTCTTTATGAGCTTTGTAATTATTAACGATATCTAAAATTGAAATATTTAAGTGGATCAATCGATCAATCTTGTTAGTTGCAGCCTCCTTAATTTCTGTTGGTAAACCGCTGTTATCGATATCCTCTTGATTGATCTTTTGGACATTATTATTTTGGACATTATTACTTTGGATCATAATTACTTTGGTGTGAGAACTTTTTTTCTCAACCCCTTGAGAACTTTTTTTCTCAACCCCTTGAGAACTTTTTTTCTCAAGACCTTGAGAATTTTTTTTCTCATGGTCCATTTTTTTAGGTTGAGAACTTTTTTTCTCAACCTCTGCCGCTTCTTTTTCCTCTGCTTCTTTAGCTAATAGCAGCTTTTCGATACGTGCTTTATTCGCTCTTTTGGATTTTTCTAAGCCTTTGCCTTCTCGATCTTCAATATTTCTATATCTCACCAAGTAACATGCTTGAGTATCTGCATAATGCGGATAAGGATAAACTGAAATATCTGTTACCGTTTCGCCTTTTAACTGCTTTTCATAGAACTCTAATAAACCAATTTCATATAAAACGTTTAAATGCTGCTGAAATGCTCTAACTGTCATTCCAAGATAATCTTCTGCAATTTGCTTTTTAAAACCGCGTTTTATTGAAAATGTTCTTGAATCCACTAAAGCAGATAAAATGGTGTAAGTTTTCCATATTGGAGCTGATAAAGTAACTTTTTCGCCAATATCAATTTTTTTATGGTTACTGCTTGTAATTTGAGTCGTTTTTTCAGCAACCTTTGTTTGTTTTCCTTCTCTACCCATTAGCCAACGGTCAATCATTCCCAAATTCGCTTTAAATGGAACATGATCCCTTACCTCTGCTCTTTCCGGTCTGCCTTGCTGTAAATTAATTCTTTCTTGGTTATTTGACATAATAAAAAACCTCTCCTCATTCTGAATTGTCAGAAAAAGAACAGGTTCCATGCTCGACTGTTGGATATCTATGTAAAAAAACCATAAAAAAGCAATAAAAGTGCTTCTTTACAACCGTTTTTCTATTGTATACCGGTTGTTAATGGTGTATAATTAGCATAGATATTTAATTTTGTAAACGTCGGTGTTAACCGCGTGAACTATGTTTTGTGAATATTTTTAACCAATTGTCGAGGTTGGTTGTGGAACCTGAGCCCTTTCGTTGTTAGCAGCAACGAGAGGGCTTCTTTCTTTTTCCGCTTCTTTTTTATGTATCTATCATACTCCCTGTGACCGCCTAAAGGCAAGAGTAATTATGTAAAAATGCCTAATTCTGCCTAAATACTTCTAAATCTTGAAATCAAATTAATTCTAAAATCACATAGTACAGGCTCTTAATCTACTTTAACATAGTACAAGTGGATTGTTTTTTATTTTTTTTCGTCGTTTTAGGTTTGAAAAGCAATACTAAAAGGGAATATGTAGTAAGTTTATAAATCATTACAAATGATGAAACGTTTACATTTCCAAAATCAACATTACCTGTAAGCTTATTGGAAGTTATGATAGAATTTATTCCAATGCCAATAAAACAGCTGTTCCCTTTTTTTGAAGTAGGCAGCAACTTGAGTGTTTTTTACACAATACGAATGATAGGAGTTAGATCTATGAAAAGAGATAATGCAAACGGTCAAAATATGGAATTAAGAGAAATTCTTCATGAGGCGCTTGAACACCTCTCCCACCAAGAGCGCGTACCACTTCCGCAGACCTTAGATTTAAAAGAATTTGAAAAAAATTGTCCAATAGATTTACAACTCTATACATGTATCAATTCCCAAAACGGGAACTCTAAACAGATCTAAACGCTGTTAAATCAACGTTTACGAGTTCACGCTTTGGGATTTTTTGTTTTGACTGTATGTAGAATGCAGTTTAAAATTACCGGGTAACGATAACATAACCCGGGGAGAGTGTATGAAACGATTAAAAGACTTACTCAAAACAAAAGAACGTACTAACCAAATATTTGCCGGATATTGCGTAGGTGACTTTACAAAAAGACAAGGTAATATTATGGCATTTATATTGCTGCTTTCTCGCCAAAATAAAGAATACATAGCCCATGTGCCTGAGCTATGCGATTTTGAATACTGCGGCGTTTCACGAACAAAGGTTAAAGAAGAATTGGTGAAGCTTGAGAAAGCGAATGTTCTCAAATGGAACAGAGAAGAAATGTTATTTCAGATAAATCATAACGCCGACGAATGGAAAGTAAAACCCACTCCACTTTTTAACAAAGATCGTTTACAAAAACTAATTGAATTAAACGATGATTGCTAAAAAAAGATCCATCTACTGTAATAACGTAGATGGATCTTTTTTCGTTTCACCTAAAATGCAAAGTGTTTCAAAACGTCCGTACAAAGATTTCTGTTTTACTAATGGAGTTTTTCACTTCTTGATGTATTTTTTCTTGCTGAAAGATTAATTACTGTTTGCCTATCTTCTATAAATTACCTCCCCCGGATCCGTCGCCGGATCCAAGAGAACTTAAAATCATGAATACTCTCCCACCACAGAAATGTATTCCAACACATTATAAATGATGATTTGACGAAAGTAAAAAACCTTATAAATTCGGTTTGGAATCAATATGTAGAATAATACGTAGAAAAATAGTTCTTTAGTTCTACATATTTTTGACAAAAAAGTATTGTGTAAATCTTGGTAATACAGTAAACTAAGTTTATAGCAATTTTAAATTCTTTCCTGTGAAACTAAGTTGTAAACTTATTTCAGCTGGAACAGATTTTTAATTACTACGTTTTAAAGATTAGTCAGCGTGTCGGGCGTGATGGCCAAGGCCAAAATGCAAAAAAACCGAACACCTTCGATCCTTGAAAACTGTATACAAGTAAGTAAAAAAACTGCCTACTCATTCCAAGCTTCACTCTCCCTCAACTAAAAAACGAGGTGATGCAGTGAGCAACGGAAACCGTTCCAAAATGGATGAACAATTGGAAGAAAAAATAGAAGAAGGCGTAAAGGCGTTATGGGAGAATAAATTACAGGTTTTTACAACGTTGGTTGTGGCCCTCCCTATTGCATGTGCTTATCTATGGACGCAACAAAAGCCGCTACTTGATAAATATTTACCTACTGATGAAATTGAAAGAATAGCAATAATATATTTTCCTACGATAATAATATTATTGTTTTTTTTCGCAGTATTGTTGGTAATAAGAGGCATTCTTGTTGCTAAATGGAATCGTAAAAACTACGTTTATACATTGGTTTTGCCTCACAGCAAAGACGGTGTAAAAGCTGAAAGTTTGAACGAAACTATACGTTCATTTCATGGCTGCAAGCGTAGCCCTTTGAAAAGATTGATCTACGGTAAAGAAAGATTTAACTACTTGATCCACTATGGAGAAAAGGACATTAAATTTTATCTTGGAGCTCCAAAAGATCGGATAGGTGCCCTAAAAACGCATTTATCCTCCCTTTACTCCAAGGTTGAATACTTCGAACCTAAAGACTTGGTTTTTCCAAGTAAAAAGGCAGTCGGAGGCCGTATGAAAACCAAACGTAAAAAGGATGAAGCTACGCTTGCATTTGCCAACTATACGACGGATAAACTACCGGTTATCTTCAATAACATGCAGCCTAATACATGGCTGCAAGTAGGATTCACGCCGGCCAACGGCTACAAGCTAGAAAAGAAGATTGAAAGAGCTCAGAAACAAACCAAAAAGAAGCGCGATTTTAAAGACCGCACTTACACCGATAAAGAGGAACTTCGCTCTTGGGATCACCGTATGAGTGGAAATGAAGTTGCATTTGATGTAACTGTTTCAATGGCTACGGAGCATTACCCGGGCGTCGCTGTTCTAAAAGGTATTGGAAACTCTGTTAATACTATAATGGCAGATGTTAATGAGCTGAAATATAGACGTTGGAGGCACGCTGTTAGAGAATATCCGGAAATGTATCCTTATCGGATGGAGTGGACCGGCAAAGAACTAGCAAACTTGGTTCATTTGCCTAATTTAAGTGCAGAGGGCTTGGCCGCGAACTATATAGATGATATTCCGCATAATGCCGATGGCCGCGAACTTCTTCCTTACAATGTTTTATCAAATCCTTTAGGCGTTATATTTGGTTATCAAGCACATCCATTAGTGGAAGATAGAGAAGTTAGAGTATTAGGGCGGTACCTTGGGGAACATTGGGCCTTATCCGGGTTGAATGGCTCCGGTAAATCCACGCTGCTAAACATGATCTTAAAGAGCTTTAATGAACAGTTCATGAAAAGCAAGCGTGCCCCGGGCTATAGTTTTTTGGATCCGGCTAGGGATACCGCCTTATTAATGCTCAATAACCTTATGACACGCGAATTGTGGGAAAAGCAAGCTGCTGAACGTGAGGGCCGCGAACCTAGTTTTAAAGTGGATTGGAATAAGGTAAAATGGATTTCGTTCCGCAACACAGACTATCCGCCGGCTCTCAACCTTCTTTATAAGATGGAAGGCGAAAGCGACGACTTAGCAGCAGATCAAATTTTTAAAATCATCCAAGATAACTTCCAAGCAGCGCCACAAACGGAACGCCTTTTAAAAATGGCTATTCGTACCCTAATGGCAGATCCGGGAGAAAAGCATACAATCTTAGGGATCCGGCCGCTACTCTTTAAAGAGGAGTTTAGGGATCCCATCATAGAGAGGCTTGCTATAACCGGAAAGCATAGGGATATAGTGGACTTTTGGGAAAATGAAGCTGAAAAAATGCTTGATACTTCCGCTGTTTCGCTGCTAAACCGCCTTGATATCTTTTATTCAAACCCATTTTTAAAGCGTGTTTTTGGCCAAAAAGCCTTTAACTTCGATATTCGTACATGGATGGATGAAGGATTTATAGTGTTATATGACTTTTCGGGAATGAGTGAGGCAGAAATAAGTTTGGTAGGCAGTTATTTAACATACTTGTACTACCGTATTGCAGATACACGCGATTCTGAATCAGCGCCGCTCCTTCACCAATTTTGCATAGATGAAGCGCATAAAGTGAAAGCCTCCATCCTTCCTTACATTGTAAGGGAGCAACGTAAAAAGGGCTTATCACTAGGCGCCATTACGCAAAACCTAACAGATCTTGACGACGAACTCTTTACAGCTTTGACAGAGGTAACAGGTAACTTGTTTGTTTGTAGGCAGGGCGCCAAAAATGCCCGGCTTGCTGCATCGGCCTTTACTAAGGACGTAAACGGCAAACAAAAGATAGTTTACAATGAATCTTACCTTGCTAACCTTCCAAAGCGTACCGCAGTCATTAAGATTACTGATAACGTGGACGGAGTAGAGAAAACGTGTCAAACCGTCGTTACGGTTCCGCCGCTTGATCGATATATGCCAAGTGGCGAAGTGGCCACATTTGGAGATAATGAAAAGGCTGCTATTTCGAACCGTTGGACCTTGGCGAAAGCTAAAGAGCTCCAAAGTAGAGACGGCGCACATTATGAGGCGATTGATAAAGAAATCGAAATTTATCTGTATGGGGAGGATACAAAAGCAGAAATTAAGCCAGTTTCTAAGCCAGTTAAGAAGAAAGAAAGCTTAGTGGATGCTTTACTAGAGAAGGATGCTAAGGTAAACGAGGAAAAGCCGGCCGATGATCTACCTTTAGAAGTTGAAGCAAAGCCAGCCGAACCGGAACAAATACCGGAACCGGAAAAAGAGGCTTTGCAGCAAGCTTTAAAAGAGGAACTAGCCCAAAACCTCACAGCCGCCGGCTTAGATGAAGAAGAAGCCGAGGAAGTGGCCGAGGAACAAAGCTTGCAGCGCCCAAGAAGGAGAAGAAGTTTCACTGATTCTCTTTAAAACTTAAAATCATGACTCTCCCACCATTTTTATTAATGGAGGGAACCAATGAGAAAATTTTTAGCATTATCGGAGCAAGATCAGAGCCTTTTACTACACTTGCACCGACACATTTACTTGAGTAGAGATTTTATTGATAGATACATCTATAACAGTGATGAAGAGGGCAAGACCACCACAGCGCATGAAAAAAGCGTGTATAGAAGGCTTAAACAGTTGAAGGACGCTGAATATATAACGTCCTTCGCTGTTCCTACTAGCCCGGGTACCGGCCGCCCTTCTAACATTTACACTTTAGATGAATTTGGAGTGGAAATGGTGGAGCAAATGACCGGTATAAAACACTGGAATTACCGTTGGAGCAAAGAGCCTCAAATATGGTATATGCACACTTTAACTCTTGCGGAAGTAGTAAAGAGCTTTGAAAAGAATGCTCCGCCGGGAGTCGTAGTTAAGGAATTTGTATCAGAAGGAAAATCACATTTTAAATATTATGATCCTAGTACAAATAACAATAATAAGCCACAATCACATTATATTCGCCCGGATGGAATTTTGGTCATTGGTAAAGAGGAGCACGACGAAGGTAACATAGCGCTTATGTTAGAAATGGAGCGAAGTTATGCGGATAGATCCGGAACCATGCGGAAATTAAAACAATATAATCATTTCTTTAGTGGGAGAGTTGTAACAAACGAGGGCAAAGAGGAGTTTAGCGAAGCCTATAAAAAGCGTATGAAGCAATTTGATGAAAAAGTGGCTTTAGAATCGCCGGTAGAGTTTGAACAATGGAATATCCTTTTCATTGGTGATAGTGAATCGATGGGGAAAAGGATCCTCCGCCAGTTAAAAGGCCAAGAAACAAAGGTTCCGCTATTGGCTGCCGCTAAAGATGATTTATTAAAAGATCCGTATGGAAAGATTTACAGGGATCTATACGAGCCGGAAATACTAACGAAGCTATAAAAAAGGAGGAGCCATGAAAAAGAAGCTGTCCAAAGAAGAAAAGAAGGCCCACCGAAAAGAACGCGCAGCACATAAGAAAATGGTTTTTGACAAGATCATGAATAAGAATAAGAAACCAAAAGTAGAAAAGCCGGCCAGTTACAAGGCTAGAAAATTAGGCGTTGCTACCTTTTGGGTACTCTTGGCCGCTCCTACTATCATAGTGGCCGCCAATGTCGGCGGTTCTTCATCGGATGCAGTCGAAAACAAAAAGCCTATAGTACAGGTGAAAGAAAACCCTGCTACTTCTCAAGCTGCTGTTCAATTCGCTAAGGATTTCACAGAAAAATATTTCTTTTGGAAAACAGGTGACGACGGCCGGGCCATGCGTGAGAAAGATATGAAAGTCTTTCTTGCTAAGGGCTTGGATCCATACGCCGGATTGGATATGGATAACCTAAACACCGATTCAACTTTTAAAGATGCAAAAGTCAAAAAGGTTGAGGCTCAAGGCGAAAACAAAGCAAAAATAACTCTTTTAGCTACGTATGAAGTTAGTACACACCAAGAAGAACAAAAGGACGCAGAGGGCGAAGATAAAAAGCCCCCTGCTCCATCTAAAAAAACTTCAACTAAAGCTATAGTGGTGCCAGTTGAATACACCGGATCCACTTACGGAGTGTATGAGCTGCCAACATTTACAGGAGTTACGCAGCAAACAAACTTAAAATATGACACAACGGAAGAAAGAGAAAGCTATTCTGATACCTATGAGGTTCAGAAAATTGCCAATTTTCTTAATACTTTCTTCAAAAGCTACTCAGAAGATGGAAAAGATCAGCTTTCTTACTTGTTAGAGGATAAAGAGCACCAAGAGGGCTTACAAAATAGCCTCAAGTTTATACAGGTTGAGAGCGTTAATGTTTACCAAGGAAATAAGAAAAATGAATATATCGTAGATAGTTTGGTTACTTTCGAGGATCCGGACTCTCAAACACATATACAAACACGCTACCGCTTGACGGTGGAAAAGAAAGATGCACGATATATTGTTTCAAAAATTAACTAACATTCCGGGGAGGAAAAGAAATTATGGGAAACTTTTTATTAGGAATTGGCGTGGATGGCTTCGCTAAATGGGTTATGGACCAAGGGAAATGGGTTTTTTGGATGATCTTAGTAATTGTTATGTTGCCGATGGCTTATAAGCGTGCTTGGATAGCAGCTGTTGGAACCGCTCTTGGCTTCGCGTTTATCGGTATCTTTGTTCTTTACCCAACAGAAATGCAACGTTTCGCAACTTGGATGAAAGGTTTAGTAGGCTAATAGTTAGGAGGATTTATGAATAAAATCAACCTTTATTTACTAAATGAATTTACTAAGCATGACCGTAAAATACATGGATTCAAAAATTTAAGTTTTGGAAGGCCGATTCCTTTAAAATCGGTCTTTTATTTCCTTGGTGCCCTTGGCGCCATGATTGTAATAAGGTTCATTCCCATAATCGGTTATCCATTAAAACATATTGTGCCGGTTATGTACCTAATGATCCCGGGGATCATTACTTACTCATTAAGTGAACTAGAAACCGAGAAACGTAACCCATTAGCTTATGCAAGATCAGTTCTTCTCTACAATATCAGAAGATTAAGAGGTATTAGCTACTACAGAGGCAAAACGCTTAATAGACGTAAAGGTTACAAATTCTATAGCACAATTCAAGGCGGATATTTGACATTTAAAGAGCAAAACGAGGAGGAAAACAAATGAAAATAAGATATGAACAGTATCCTATTAAGCATATTGACGGAAATATCACTTTTGGCCACGATGGCACTGTATGGGCCCACTTTAAAATACATGGTTACAACTACGATTTACGCGATGATAAAGGAAAAATCGAACCTTTCTTAAAACAATTTGATTTCTTTAGACGAAATACCGGAGATATTCAACAATCTTCAATCCCTATTCCTACAAACATTAATTCTATCCTAGACCAAACAATAGACCATATAAAAAGCATTAAATATCCTCTGCAAAAGCAGGGGATAGCTTATGTTGAAGAAGCGCGAAAGGCTCTTAATGAAAGTAACGTCAAAGTGGATTCTACAGAATACCACGATATTATTAGCCTTCAACTTAATGCCAAAGCAAACTATGTAAAAGATTTGAATATGGGAAATTCACTTGCTAAGACATTTTATAACGTTGTACAAGGCTTTAAATCTCCCCTTTACCAAGCATTCGGCCTAGATCCTTCCGATATCCTCCAAAAAGAAATAGATGCCTACCATAAAGAAGCGAAAGACATACAGCAAGCTTTAAAAACGGCTTTTCATTGCAAAGTCGATAAGCTAACAGCTGCACAAACGCTTTATTATCTTGAGCAGCATTATTCCGTTGGGTTGCAGGAAATTGATTTTCAAGAGGAATTTGAATCAGCCGAGACAGTAACCGGCAAGGACGCCGCAGGAAAAGAGCATACAGCCAAACGGCCAAATACAATGAAATTTCATGATCTACAAAATGCGGAAGTGCAAGAGTTCGACCGCCAAACTTTATTAATTCAGCGCCTAGTTAATAACGAAATTAGAGAAAGTTACGTTAGATACTACATCATTTCAGATATGGGAATGGTGCAGCAGCACCCGGGATTTGAATTTGTTTATAAAATTCAATCAGAGTTAGATTTCCCGGTAGGCTTTACGGTTCGATCTCATTACGTCAAAAATAGTCAAAGTGTAAAAATCCTTTCGGATGCTTTATTGGCAGTAAATGACCAAAAAGAAGAAGCGAAAAAAGTAGGCGATACCGCAGAGGAAAGCGTTTTGGAATTAGAAAGAGAAGCTATTAAGATGCAGACAACATTTAAAAAGCATGGATGGCCTTCCTACAGCTCCACTTTCCTTTTCAGAGTGTCGGGCAAAGATAAAGATACCTTGGATTCAAACGCTAGAGAGTTAAGAGATTTAGTCGAGTCTTACGGTATAGATATCATGGCTCCATTTGGAGAGCAAATGAATTTCTTCAATGAATCAATGCTAGGATCTCGCCGCTACTGTAAAGATTATGACCAAAAGATTTCACCGCATGTTTTAGCCGGTTTAATGTTCGGAGCTACTACACGTATAGGAGATAACAGAGGGTTTTATTTTGGCCAAACATTAAAGCAAAATCGCCCGGTGTTTATGCAAATGGATCTTGCCGCTAAACGATTTGAAGGCATTAAAACACTGTACGATAGCATTAGCATTATGGTTGCCGGAATGACCGGTAAAGGGAAATCCGTTTTAATGAACTTGCTTTCTTACCTAGCTGTCTTAATGGGATCCTTGGCCCTTATCATCGATCCAAAAGGCGACCGCAGAACATGGGCCGAGGGCTTACCTTTCATTCCGAAAGAATATATTTCTGTTTGGGTATTAGGTGAAAGCGATAAAGATAACGGCTGTTTGGATCCTTTCAGACTTTGTGCGGATCCGGAGGAGGCCCGGGATTTATTCATAGAAAACATTTCACACATGGCAAATATTGAAATCGGAGATTTGAAATTTACACTCCTTAGCCAGTATGTAGATCGCGCGATGGAGTCAGATGATCCATGCTCCGGTATGGTCCTAGAGTATTTAGAAGAAATAGAAGCAGAGATTTTGGATCAAAAATTAAATGATCCGCGCGCCGAGGCCATTATTAACCTTGCCGGTACGGTTCGATCCATTAAAAAACATAAGCTTGGCCGCTTGTTATTCAGTGAAAAAGGCCACGTTCCACGCTCTCTGCAAGTAGATAAGCCGCTGCAAGTGCTAATGGTTCAAAATTTACAGTTACCGGAGAATGGCCAGCCGGCTACATCGGTAGCAGGGAAATTTTCTGAAATGGTTATGCTTTCTCTAACAGCCTTTACAAAGCAATACATGTTAAAACAAGACCGTTACCGCCATAAGATCATCTTACAAGATGAGGCGGCCAGTATAGAGCGAAGCGCTACAGGATCCGTACTATTGGATTTCGTAGTAACAAAAGGGCGTTATTATAACACCTCTCTAATTAAAGGAACTCAAAATGCTACTTCATTCGGCAGCGATAGCAATAACATTGGTATGAAATTCAGCATGGCTTTACCAAATGAAGAAGAAGCAAGAACCATGCTTAAATTTATGAATCTACCGGAAACGGAAAGTAATTTAAGAATGTTGCAGCGTCTTGACAATGGTTGTGCATTATTCCAAGACATATACGGCCGCTGCGCCACTCTAAGAGTTAACCCGGTGTTTAGTGAGATATTAGAAGCTTTCAATACTTCAACTTCAACTAAGGAAGAACGCGAAGCAGAGAAGGCACGAAACGAAGATCTTGAGAAGGTAGGCGTTTAATATGAAAAAGATTATTTTTGCGGTGGCCACTACGGCCGTCGCAACCTTTATATTTTGTTCCGTTTTTCTTTTCCCTAGTTTCATATCAGAAGTAAGCAACGAACCTGTTAAACCGGAAAAAAAGAAGGTTACAGAGGTAGAAAAAGCAGATAAGGCAGTTTATACATGGATCGCTTCCGCAGTTGAGGGCGATGATAACTTACGAAAAACGGTTTTAGTGAAACATGACCAAGATTTATTAGAACTTGGAAAGCCACTTTATCCAAACACTTTAAAAGATATGGGCGAACGCTACACAATTAAACGTTTTGACCACCTTAAAGAGTCAGACCGGATTTACTATTACATCGAATATTACCACCCTACTAACCAACTAAAGTACGCTAAAAACTTGCTCATGGTGAAAGAGGATGGCAAATGGAAAAGTAACTCATTAAATGGGATTCCTTCCGGCGCTATGAAAGCAGCCATCGCAGGATATGAGGACCAAGGCGTTTTAGTTCACGATTATAAGGAGTGAAATAATGAAAAAACCCATAGTAATAGCCGTACTTGCCGCGATACTACTAGCCTTTGCGCTGCCTAGCCCTCAAGCTCAGGCAGCTGAAACGATTCAAAATAGCATGTTTGGTGATACTCAGCCGAAAATGTCCGACGGAAAGAAAGCCTACTATCAATTAGATGTAACCACAGTTCCGGAGGAGGACGACGACAAAAACGCAGCAGAGGAAGCCATACAGAACGCTAAAGACTTCATCACAGGAAAGCCGCTTAAAGAAGGTTTTAAAGAACAGTTTTTCGAACTTGAAAACTCAATAGCAGACCTTATTTTTCAACTTAATATCTTCCTTACAAGCGCTACTATCAAGGTTTTAGACTTAGCCTTTAACTATACGATTATCAACAAAATTATAGATAAAATTGATAGTGCTATGATCGCTTTAACAGGGATCAAAGGCGGAGTGTTCACAAATAGTGGCTTAATTGGTTCATTTGTTGGCATTGCTGCCGCTTTAACGGCTATTGTGGCCCTTTACCTTTTCGCTTGGAAAAGAGCACCGCTAGGCGCATTTAAAAGCATTGGAAGCACAATTTTAGTGTTAGCTCTCGCCCTGGTATTCTTTAGCCAATACGCTGTTTTCTTAAAAGGTGCAAACCAAATAAGTACAGAGGCTTCACAAATCGTATTAACCACGCCGTCTAGTGTCCTTTCTAAGACCTCTAGAACGCCGGAAGAAATCAGAAAAGATATGTTTAAGAATTTGCAAGATCAATTTATTCACCGCCCTTACTTGTATATGATGTATGGAACAGACGAAACAAAAAAGATTGGTGAAAAACGAATTAATGAACTTCTAAAGAAAAAGCCCGGTGAAGATCGACAAAAATATGTTGAAGAACAAGAAGTTACGAAAAAGAAAAATATGAATATGACATATGCAAACGTACAAAGCCGCTTAATTTTTACCGCTTATTACATGTTCATTAACACTATTAACGGCTCAGTATTAATCATTCTTGCTCTTGCTTTAGTGGTTATTCAATTTTGGTTTATTACTATGGCTTGTGTGGCTCCTTTCGCTTTTGCTTGGGCGATGTTCCCACAACAAGGCGGAGTGCTTAAAAACTATAGTTTCCGATTATCAGAGCCGCTTTTAATAAAAGTGATGCTCTCCCTTATAACCTTTGTTTTCTTTACAATATCAACACTTTCTTATCAATTAGATTTAGAGGATGCAGCAAGTTATTTTGATACAAGTATCGCTCAACTAGCAATCTACATTCTTATGTTAGTGCTAGGTAACAAGATCAAAAAGATCTTTAAAACATCTAAACAATTCCGCTATATCATGAGTGAAGTAAAAGAGTTTAGAAAATCGATGCTCCACAGCGCTACACAAATTACACAGGTTGCAGCTACGGCCGCCGGTGCTGTCTATGGAGGACCACAAGGCGCAGCAGCCGGATATCAAGCCGGCGAAGCTATAAAAGGCGCTGTTAGCCAAGCAAGCAGCAACAGCGACGATGAAACAGAATATAAAGACTCAGACCGCAGCGCCCCTCTTACTTCAATTTCTGAAGGCGTGAAAAATAATAACTGGACCGCTCCGGAAATTATAGATTGGAGAGAAAAAGACAAATCACCGCAGCTTGCTAAAACAGGAGAGAAAAGCGCGCCTACGCCTCAAAATGAGAAGCCAAAGGCAGATCCGCAGAAAGAAAAAGAAAATTCAAAGGATAATAGCTATGTCGAGTTAGTACCACTATCAAGCTATTATGATGATCCGGAAGAATTAGCCGAAAAGATGAAGAAGGGAGCAACAGAAAATGAGTAAATTTTTCATTGCCTTAGCAATCGCCATTTGTGCGGTTGCTTCTTTTGTAGGATATAAAACGCAGCAGGAGGAACAAAAAGCCGCAGAGGCAAAGCAGCAGCAGCCAAAAAAGACAGAGGCGGCCGCAGTTGCGCCAATTGAACCGGATGAGGATCCGCAGCCAGTAGAAAACGAGATACCGGAAGGCGGCCCATCACAAGACGAAAACTTTTCACCGGAAGAATTAGAAGCCTCTAAAAAAGTGGCCATCGACTTTATAAAAGAGTTTCATAATTTCGATGCTGCTCAGCCTTTCCAAAACATCGAAAATAGCCGTAAATTTATGGACGATACTTTCTATTCGGAATATCAAAAAAACATCACACGCGGAACGCTAGACGCCGTTAAAAAGAAGTGGCTTGAAGTGGGAGTAACCGAAACGTCTAATACTTCTAAAGAAAAGCTGATATGGAATGTAGTCGTACAAAGCGAAAATACAGATAATGACGGAAATAAAAACTACGGCGAAGATTGGTATTTAGTCGAACTTAAAAAGCAGCAGGATCAATATAAAGTAACAGGAGTGACGATGGATGCAGCACATTGAGGAAAAACCAAAAAGCCCCTTAAAATGGTTCTTAGCAATACCGGTTATATTCGTAGCCGGTGTTTTTCTTGTCTTTGCCGCTCTTATCGGTATAATTTATTTAACGTTCGGAGATAATGAAACAACAGAGGAAATGGCGACGGATTTCGGAGGATCAGTTACCTATACAATTTCTCCGGTAGGTGAGAAAGAAATTCCAAAACAGTTTATACCGATATACCAAGAGGCAGCCGCTAAATATAACGTGCCTTGGCCGCTTTTGGCCGGAGAGCACAAAGTTGAAACGAACTTTTCAAGTATTAAGAATATGATTAGTCCAGTGGGCGCCACCGGTCACTTACAGTTTATGCCCTGTACGTGGGTAGGATGGGCCCACCCTTCATGTAAGGGTTTAGGACTAGGGAATATTCCGAAAAATATATTAACAGATCCGAAACAAATATCGAAATTTGGAGGGTATGGCCAAGACGGCGACTCAGACGGCCGCGCGGATCCGGATAACTTAAAGGATGCTATCTATTCAGCAGCCAATTATCTTAGTCAGTCCGGAGCTTCTTCCGGCACAACGGCAGGGATTAGAAAGGCCGTCTATACCTACAACCACGCCGGCTGGTACGTAGATCGCGTAATGAAATATATGAATCTATACGCTTCCGGCAAAGCTACTGCGGTAGACGTTGGAGGCGTTCCGACAATGCCAACAGGAACCGGAAAAGGCGCGCCAGCCATTGAAAAAGCAATAGCAGCCGGTATGCCGTTGGTAGGCAAAAGCCCCTATAATTTTGGTGGCGGCCGTACACAATACGATATTAATAGAAAATCATTTGATTGTTCTTCTTTCATGCGTTGGATCTTTGAACAAGGCGGCGTTAATCTTGGCCCTGTTTCTGCTACTACAACGGACACTCTTGTTAGATTAGGAAAGCCAGTGAAGCCAAGTGAAATGAAACGCGGCGACCTTGTTTTTTTCGACACATACAAAATTAACGGCCATGTCGGGGTTTACCTAGGGGATAACAAGGTATTACACGATGGCTCAACATACGGCGTTTACGTGAATGATATGAACCACTTCCGAAAAGTTTTCAATGGCGTTGTTCGTAGAGTTGTAGAATAGTAGAAATTAACCCTTTAAATAAAACGTATGATCGGTTACAATTAGTATCAATAGCTATTCTTTTAGTTTAAGTACCCAACATGGAGGCGCTGCGGAAACAGTGACAACATGTGTCTAAATCTTTCTTTAATCAACTACAAAAGGGCCCAACGCCTTTAAAAGCGTTGGGCTTTTTTGTGTTATTTAATTTATTATGTGATTAGCTAACCAAAAAAATACTAATGAACACATAATAACTATAGATCCGGAAAAGTAACGTTTGTCTTTTAAATTAAAATACCCTGCAAAAAATAACACTATCGCAAACGGTAAAGACATATGTTGTGCAAATGATATATAAAATATTTTTAAATCAAAACCCGGTGAATTGTAACTTCCATCTACAAAACGCCATCCAAACATTACCGCTGTAAAAATAATTGCAGCCATAGAAGCTATTATTTCTTGTGCAATTCTTTTGTACTTTTCTTCTTCTCTATCCGCTATACTCTTTGCTAAGCTTATAAACTCTTTTTCTAAATCTCTTGACTCCGCCATTTTATTACCTCCCATTTATTTGAAAACTAATGCTCCATCTAATACTAATTCAATAGCCGTTACAATAAGTAATAATCCCATCGTAGCGCCTAAGAGATACATAAGGAATAAGCTTTTCTCCATCTTTATTTTACCTAACCCATATTGCATGGCCACAAGTACTGCAACAATTCCTATAAGTTGTTTTAAGTAAAATAATATTGTATACGCCACTTTGTTACCTCCGCCATGTTAATACTTTACCGCTATATAAATACTGAAAACTATTGTCATGAAAATAATGAGAGCCATCATTCTTTTAAAAAATTTGACCCCATACAAAACCGAACCAATTAATAAGCAAAGCGCAATTACGACTAAGTTTGACACTTGAATTACCTCCGAGGTTTTATAAATTCGGTACTATAAAGATAATCGCAGCTACTACAATCGCTACCCATAGAAGCTGCTTTAAAAAGGCAACTCCAAATTTAACCGCTCCAACTATTGCTAAAATTACTATTAAAGCTCCAACTACAACCCATATTTTGTGCAGAAATATTGTAATTTGATCTAACACTATTTATCCCCCCCATAACTCATTTTCTTTTACCTTTTTTTCTGCGAACTACTGTAAGCACAATGAGAAAAATCACAAGATAACCGCCTATGTTTGCAATCCATTTAAGAGTGTCAAATTCTCCAAAAACAGCAATAACGCTTAAAAAACCACAGAATAGATACATAATGAATAGAAAAATAATGCGGCCTTTAATTGGCTTAATGCCGGCCGCTTGCTGTTGTGCTCTCTTTTGTTCTGCTCTCTTTTTGAAAGCTTCGAACATGAGCAAATCCCATAGATCAATTTTCATTATCTATTACCTCCAAGACTCTATAACTACTTGAGCAAGATACATTAAGCCGGCGCAAACCGCGAAATTACATATAAGAGCTACCCACAATCGTCTAAATACTAAAATTGGCGATGTAATAAAACTACCAACCAAAGCCATGCCATAAATAACCGGCTGAAATGTTATGAGCATTTCTTTTAATCCTTTACCACCGTCCATATAGATTAATACAGATATTCCCACCGCTGAAATTACTATCATAAGCACTAATGCAGCTTCCGAAAGATCTTCTATAAACCGTCTTTCCATTATCTAACCCCTCCAAAACTGATAGGGCCGCCAAGAGTTGCCGGATCTACTATGTCGTATGGTATCCCTATAATTATCACACACACAAGCAATATAAACGCTAATATAAAAAATCCTCTAATCAATTTAAAGCCCCCATACTCTAAACAAGCTTAAATTTTGTTTTCTTCGCTTTCTTTACTTCTTTATCTGTTACCAAGATCCGCTTATTATCGATTTTTTCAAGGGCTACATGAACGCGTAGCCCTATCATTGGTTCTTTGATCCATTCAATCTTAGAAATGTTGTGTATGGTCCAATAATCGCCTTTGTAGGGCATAACTTGGTTTAAATACGGTAATGGTTCCGGTGGATGAACCTCTGTCACAACATTAATAAATTCTCGTTTCTCATTCATTTGACCGCCGCCAATCATTATATAATTGGCTCTAGTTTACCATATTTTGTTTCTAATTTTTCGATGTGTCGAATAAGTTTTTTAGTGCTCCATTGATCGACGTTATTCGGTAAATCTATTGTATTTTCACGCGCTAACTCAGTTAAATAAAGATAATATGTTCCCCAATCCGGTGCCGTCAGATTTAACATTTTATTTACCTCCAATAAGTTAGTTTTTATAAATTTTCGTCTACCACTTCAACCCACATTTTGCATGTAGGGCAAGTTAATTTAGGTATGATCTTTTTATAAATCGTTGGTTTGTCGTCACATTCCGGGCATTGATAGGCTATTTCTCCCTTTGCCAAGCGAAAACGTGGCGCCTTCTTCTTAGCCGCTTCTTGAGGTGCAGCTTTCTTTTTAGAAGGTGCTTTCTTTCGAACCGGTTTGATAGGCTTATCAAGTTCGAATAAATCCAATTGCTCCGCCGCCATTTGCCTAACCTCCTTTGCTAATTACTGTAAATCTTAATACCATTATATACTCGTTGTGACCGTTTGACAATAGGCAAATAGAAATAAATAAAAAAGAGAAGGTTTTCACCCTCTCTTGTGATAGTTATTTAGTGTTATAGCCTTTGATTTTATAGCCGTAGATTTTAGCTAACTCAGTAAAGCTCTTTTCTGAATTAGTGACAGCAACCGGCGTGTTAATTTGGACCTTATCATAAAGCTTAATAACTTTATCGTTGTACATTCTAATACAACCACTACTCACGTAACCACCGATACTAGAAGGGTTTGCATTGCCATGAATCGCGTATACATTGCCGCTTCTTGAGGCTGATGATCCCGGAACGCTTAGGCCCAACCAACGTGCGCCAAGTGGATTGTTTGGAGCGCCGCCCGGTATATTCTTTTTGTAGTAAGGGCGATTTTTCACCTTATTTACTACTTTGAAATGACCAACCGGAGTTAGCTCCCAACTGCGGCCAGTGCCTACGGATTCAATCTGATTTACATAACCATCTTTTAAATACATGAGCTTGTTATAGTGTTTATTTACTATAATCAGATCATCTTTTGCAGCTGCATGAGTTGTGTTTGCTCCCCCAAGCAATGTTACTGCCACCACTCCTGCTGCTGCTAAACTCGTTAATTTTTTAAGCATTTTGCCTCATTCTCCTCTTATTAAGTTTTTATTTCGGTCACTACTTGTGACCGTTAACCTAATAATAAACCTAAAGTTACCATTTTACAATAGGCAAACGGAAAAAATATGTAGAAAAATGCAAGAAAAAGAGAGGCAGCGCGTGGCCACCTCTCCCGGATCTATTAAATTAGTGCTTTTTTTAGGTTGTTTAAATCGTTTATAGCTTCTTCTATGAGCCCTTTTGCGTCGCCCTCATTAATTAAAGCGTGCTGCAAGGTGTAAAGAGTAGATGCAATTTGAGCGCTTATTTCACATGTATTTAACATCAATTCGGATACTTGAGAGGCCGTTTCCTCCGTTGGTGCAGCTTCTTTATTTTTAAGAACCGTAATTTCTTTTAACATTTTAGATAATTCACCAAACATACATACTCCGCCGTTTTGCACTTTTAAACTATTCATTTAGCATTCTCCTTTTTTTTAGGTTCAACTGATACCGTAAATTCTGTAAGATAACCGGGCTCCGTTTTAGCAAATGCGGCTTTGATTCGTTCCGCTCCTACTTCGGTTTTAACCCTGTCATACCACGTTTTCGGTGTGCCGTCAGTCCAAACAATGAAAATATTAAACATCTTCATTCCTCCCTAATATTCTATTTGCCTTTTGTCAAATACCTTACACCTTTAATATACAGGATCATAAACCATTTGACAATAGGCAAATTAAAAGTTTTCAAAATTTTTTTGTGGAATGTGTCATACATATAATAAGAGCCATCTATACAAATGCAGTATATCCGATGGCTCTTGCCGCAAATATTCTCTTTTTCTATGGACTATGTAAAAAATAGTCCTTTTTACGTGAAAACAGCTAATAAAAACGCTCCTAACACTCCGATAACTGCCAGCAAGTCTTTTAGATCCTCTTTAGAAAAGCCGGTTTCCTTCACGTCGTAGGTATGCGGCTTTTGTTTATTTCTAACCACTTTAATTTTTCTATTTAATTCTAATGGTGATTCCTCCGCCGTTTCCTCGTATGACGTCCTTACCTCCTCTTGTGGCAGCCACCGGCCTAACTCGTCGCGCGGCCTCTCCTTGAATGCTCTCTTGTGTTGCAGCTCCCTTTGTATTAGATCCTCCTCTAACATGGCTAGGCGTGCCATTCTCCGCATTACTTCTTTTTCCGCTATCGTTAACATTGACGTCCTTACCTCCCTCTATTTTTTTGATATCTTGGTACCTCCAAAAGCGCCAATCATTAAGCTTCCAACCGGGAGAGGGTAGGGAGACGTCATTTCTTTTGAAGTGTAAAAGGATTTGTTTAAATTCGTGGGAATGAGCCGCCGAAAAAAGCGCAGCTCGTAAAATTTGGTTTCGATCTAAGGAAGTAGCATGAAATAATTGATCGATATACGTTTTATATTCATCGGAATAACGAACCGTTGGCCTATACACTGTTTTTTCGCCTCTTTTCTAATTTCGGCTTTTTATTTTGCTTCCTGTAAGGTTTTTTCTTTAATAATGGTCTGTAACATTTGTTTGCCTTGTGACGTCAAATAAACACCTTTTGAAGTTAATAGAGCCACAGCCTGTTCTTTAGTCATGAAAAACGCCCCTTTTTTGTGGTTTGACGTCTGTTTTGACGTCTTAATAAAGTATATGGGCGGCCGCTTGTCCACTATACTTAATTTTTTAAAAAGGATACTTATATTTTTAAGTGTAGTGGACAAAATGACTAGAAAAGGAGGTTTTAAAATAGTGTGGTGGAAAAATCCCAAACGTTCGAAATTTGGAAAGTGGCTTGATAGAGAAGGCATTACACAAAAAGATTTTGCTAACCATAGTAAAATTTCTATGGCGACAATGTGGCGCCTTTGTACAGATAAAGAGTATGTTCCCGGTGCTATGGTGTTAAAAAAGGTAATGAAAACAATACGTACAATAGATGGCAGCAAGAAAGCACATGATTTCTTTGATATATAAAAAAGGAGCCCTGCAAAGGCTCCTATTTCGTTAGTGCTTCATGATCCCTTTTATAGCTATTGTATTGATCTAAATACTTATCCCATATATGAGAAGGCATATCTATAATTAGTTTAACATCTATTCTATGTCTTATTTTCATCCAATCTTCAAAACTAAGAATATGCAAAGGATCTCCCTCCCTAAACTAATTCTATTTGTAATTTTTTTCGACGTTCTTTAGATACACTCGCTTTAGCTTGCTGCGGATCCACTGGATACAATGGCTTTAATAACAAGCTTATATGAATATCTGTACTCACAATTTTTATGTCAGTGTATTCAATAACTTTATAGTGATAACCCTCAATAAAATGCCTAGTGCCTAGAAAACACGTTTTTAAGTGTTTACTATCAAACTTAAACTTTAATGTAGCTTCCACCTCCATAGGATTTTTACGGAAAGTCTTTTTATTTGTTTTATAGTTTGTTTGCTGCAAGTTTTGGACCGTATACCATACCGTTAAAATGTTGTGCATGATCCTATAACGCTCTATTCCTACTATTAAATAGAAATTACCGTTATCCTCGAAAGTATCACCTATGGAGTACGGCTGTTTAAATAAACGGAAATTACATTTATAAGTAGCTAATACGTTTTCCATTAAAACAAGCTCATTTGTTGCGCTTCAAATCGCTTAGCATTCGCGGCCGCCGTCGCCACTTCTTTACGAACTTCAATTTCACTTCCTACAATAAGTTCAAATAGTTCTTGAGGATAGGAGCCCATTAATGTATTTTTAACATTTGGAAAACGAGAAACATAATAATTATTTGGCCCTGCTGCACATACATAATATTTCTTTGAGGTTTGTAAGTTACGAAATCCACCGCTATTAATGCAAGTTACCTTCATTACTTTTTCATTTGCCATGATAAAAAGCCTCCTTGTTATTGAACTTCAATAAATACTCTTGTGCCATCCTGGTATGATTCAAGCTGATTTCCAACCCATGAACCGGCTCCGCGATTATCAGAAGGCGGAATATATTCGATGTCTGCACCTTGGCCGCCTTCTTCACACATGGCCATAGGCCATTCATCGCGGTCATATCCCGACTTAGTGGGAACGTCTTTTAAAGAAAGCTTTCTGTTTTCGTCTGCGCCTTCTCGATCAATAGTACAAATAGGATCTTCGCCTTTTTCTACGGCGTCTTTAATGTGTTTAGCTGTTAGAGGGTAACGATCTTCCGGAAAATCGATTTTTACATCATAGCTAACGTTTTCGCTTTTCGGTGGTTCGTCGGTGGAGGTTTCTAATTCCATTTGGCTGCATCCTGCAAAGAGCAAAGGCAGGGCCGCAGCTGCTACAACCTTAAATAGTTTAGTTTTCATGTGCGTTCTCCTTACTTGGAAATTATTTAACTATTTTCAATATATACTAAAAGTGACCGTTTGACAATAGGCAAATAAGAAAATAAAAAAAGAAGGCTGCTGCCTCCTCATTCTTTATATAAAGTTAATACCTTATCTATAGCCTTGAGCATTTCCGGATCATCTACAAAATTGCTTGTTGCTTTTAATTCTCTTTGCACGATTTGTTTAGATCCTCCAAAATCAAAAGGACGTAATAACAAACCTTCATCACCGCTTAAAATTTCAACTGGTGTATTAACATCTATACCGTAACTCTTTCTCAGTTCTATTGGTAAAACAATCCGCCCCAAACGGTCCACTTTTCGAACGATACCCGTAGCTTTCATAATTAACATTTCCTCCTATACCCATGTAAATAACTGTATTTATAGATAATGATATCATAACCGGTCACTTTTAGTAAATGGAAAAACCGACCAATTAAGCAGTTTGGAAAACCGGGTAAAATATTCAGAATATTAAAGTAACTAAAAGGTAAAAATTAGGTGTTCAAAAGGTGTACCTTTTGGGAACTAGGGGAGGGCTATGTATACTCTGTTTCAAAAGGTATGTTTTATATATTTGAAACATGTTTCAAAAACATGTAGACTTTTCCGAAAGGATTATATATAATTTTACTGAAAGTGACCGCTAAATTTTTACAATAGTAAAATATGGTAACTTTTAAAAAATTTCAGTATGGGGAGAGTAAAAAAATGGCAGGAAGAAAATTTGGTTACATTCGTGTAAGTTCGAAAGATCAAAATGAGGCACGCCAAAAAGAAAAAATGTTTTCTCAAGGTTTGACCGAAAAAGAAATATTTATTGAAAAGCAATCCGGTAAAAATTTTGAACGTCCTAAATATCAATTCCTCAAACAGATCTTAGAGGAGGGCGACACTTTATACATTTCGTCTTTAGATCGCTTCGGCCGGAATAAAGAACAGATCTTGCAAGAGTGGGAGGATATCACCAAAAATATTAAGGCTAATATTCATGTTATCGATATGCCTATGTTAAATGCGGTTAAAGATGAATACGGCGTAGGTGAATTGGTCAATAAGTTAATGCTTGAAATTCTTTCTTGGCTTGCTCAAGAGGAACGAAATAGAATTAAAACAAGGCAGCGTGAAGGAATAGACGCAGCGAAAAAACAAGGAAAGCACCTTGGCCGCCCTAAACTTGAAATTGACCAAGCCTTTATAGATGCTTATAACAAATGGAAATCCGGAGAACAAACAGCCGTTGCCACTCGTAAAGCTTTAGGTTTAAAGCAAACAACCTTTTACCGGCGCGTTAAAGAATATGAGGAACAATTGCAGCAAGAGGCCGCAGCAGTCGAAAATTAAGCACAAAAAAAGCCCTGTCATGACTCAGGGCTCTTTTTGCGTATCCACACATTCAATTACCGTCGAAATATCAACTTTACAACAAGAAGGATAAAACACCACGTATAGACCATTCACTGAAAATTCACTCTATTAGTAAGGCAAAAGCAACTAACAAATTCATTATAACCTATCGGTCACTAAAAGTAAAAATATTTTTATTTGCCTATTGTCAAATACATAAACGTGTAGTATTATAAAGAAGTAAGGTATTTGACTAAAGGCAAATAAACAAACCGGAGGGAAAAGAAATGAAATTATCAGAAGTTAAAGCAATCTTAAAAGAAAAGAAAGAGTTAGCAACTAAATTTGGTGGCCAGTGGTTAGATGATCTTGTAGCACTTCAAAACATGATCCGTAACGGTGAAATGAAAGAGCAAGCAGCAGTTGAAACAATCACTTTAAAAAATGATCGCGTGCGCTTAATGGGCGGCAAGCCAGTAACAGAAATTAAGCTTGGTGATATGATTGTAAGCTCTCATACAGGCAGAGGCAGCAGCGAAGTAATGCAAGTTCAAAAAGTGGTATCGATCAAAGAAGTATCACCGCAGTTCATGGAAATTAACGGCCGCAAAATGAAGAAAACAACAAATAAAAGAACTTTCCAAGGTTACGGAAAGATGATTGGATAAGAGGAGAGCCGGACTTGCTCCGGATCCTCTGTTTTTTACCTCAGCAGCTACATGTTATCTACTGCGTTAACCTTACCGCAGTAGTAAAAGCTTTATATATGCAATAGCACCCCCGGTGAAATTTGTAAGGAGGAAATAAAATGAATGAACAAAAATTTTTTAGAAAGCAAGAGAAAAAGTTTTCTGAAATGGAAGTAAAAAAGCTTTTTAAAATCGTAATTTTTTTGGATAGTTTCGATAGAGAAGGCCACCAACTAACACACCGATTTACTTTAGAGTCTGTTAGCATGGGCGCATTAGAAAACTACCTAGAATCAAAACGTTTAATTCGTGTTCCACATACAAAAGGAACAGGCGTTACACTTGTTAACATGGAACATATAACGGAAATCAGTATTATGGAAGTGAAAAAATAAAAAGGAGTGTTTCCAATGGCTAAAATGAAAAAAAGCCAAGCGCAAAAATCGCGTGAATGGTTTCAAAAATATGTAACTAGTGGCAGATGGGAAAAAGATTTTAATGAAGCTTACACAAAAGGCGATTTATCTTTTTGTAAGGCTGCTTATGCTTCATTATTAGGGACTCAGTTCGACGAATTAAAGGCAGAAGCAAAAGAGAACGTAAGAATATTGGAAAATCATAAAAACGGTGTTAGAAGCAAAGTATATAACGAATTTTTAAGGAGAGTAGAAAAAGCGCCGCTGAAAAGATAACTGTTTATGAATATGATAATTGTTTGTATACTGAAAGCTAAAAGGAGTAAAATTGATGGCTCAAACATTCGAAATAGGCCAACGCGTCCAAATAACCAAAGGATACGGAAAGCCGCTAGGGAAAATCGATAAATATAGTAAAATCCTTGATGCTTACGATATTGAGGGAGACGACGGATACACCTATAAAAGTATTCACTCAAGCGAAATTGCTTTAGAAAAAAATAATGAATGAAAAGGGCCGCTTTAATGCAGCTCTTTTTTTGTGCAAAAAAACTTTAATTATTTTTAATTTGCCTATTGGCAAATAGTTAAATGTATTGTATTATATAGAAGTAAGGTATTTGACAAAAGGCAAATTAAATTAATTGGAGGAATTAACATGACAGAATTACAAAAAGCTTATACTTTAGCAAAGGCAGCATACGACGCAGCATTTAAGGCAGAAGATTGGGAGCTAGTTGATAAATTAGAAGATCCGTATTTAGACTTAGAATTTGAGCTTGTAGAGTGGTTGAAAGAGGAAGCCGCTAAAACAGGCAAAATAACAAAAGAAGAATTAAATTTTACTCACGAAAAAGGCGGCCTAAGCGTTCACGAACGCATGGTAGATATGGCTTTAAGATATACGGCATAATAAAAGAGCTGCTAATATGGCAGCTCCTTTTTTATATTAATTAACGGCCGTTTCCGGTCCGGAATTTTCTCCACCTTCAACAAAATTTAAAATAGGCTGCGAAGTAACCGTAAATTTACCTCGACCAATTCTTTTTATAGAAGGAAAAATGTCCATTGCTGACGTTACCTGTGGGCTAAAAGCTTTGTATCTAATATTAGTACGCTTTATAAATTCGTTTTCAATCACTTGCAATGTAACCGCCGGGCCGTTTTCTTCGATGATCTGTTTAATAATTGCCGCGTTTTGCTCTTTTGAATCTTTACCATGCGGCTTTAATTGTAATTGCTGTTCCTGCGCCGCTGCTTGTACTGCTGCTTGTGTTGGTTCTTTTGTTTGTTCAGAAGTATTTTCAATAATAGAAGGGTTTATTTCGTTGGTTTTTTGGAAATGATCCATCCATGCAGAAGCCGGAATGTCGGGGATAATTTTACTTATTTGGCCCACAACATCCGTCAAAGTAGAGGTTAGGTGCTCCATAGTGTCTATAGAATTTGATTTCATATCTCGATCATCTATTTCTCTTAATCGCTGTATATATAACTTTCTATCTGTTCTTAGCTCCATCTTTTCTTTTTCTAGTTCGTCCATACGTCTTTCTATGTCTCGTAAAGAATCTTGAATAGCTAATCTCTCTGTATACATCGGTGAAATCTCTCCTTAGTTAATTTTAACCTATATGACTAATTGTGACCTGTAAAACCAAAAAGAGCAAGTGAATAATGAACTAGTCATTTAATCACTCGCTCTTTAAGGAGATACGGAGGATCCCACCTTTAGAATGCCAAAGAATCTGAAAGAGTCAAAATAAAAATGTAGTCGTGTAGAAAAAGAAAAGCTGTGCCTTGCTTTTCATGTTCCCATTTTAACATAAATTAAAACTAAAAGTGACCGGTCATTTGTCCTCATTTTCTACATACTCACAATCCTTATCATGATCCGCAGAAAAGAAATGATTTTTTGCATAATAAACCGTAGTTTTACAAGAAGGGCAAGAAAAAAACCCTCTTTGCAGCATACTAGGGTCTATTTCTTTTGGTGCATATTCCCTTGATGCTTCAAACATAAAAACATGATTTGCTTTTTTGATCTTAGCACGCATTGGATCAGCTCCACTCTTATTATTTAGTTAATGATTTTTTTGTAGGAACAGGGCCGCTTTCTTCTAACGTTTCTTTAAATGAAAGAACTTCTTCGCGCTTCCATCCTGCATACCGATTAATAACAGCGTGAGGAGCAGGAAAGCTTTCTATGTTTTCCATAGCCCAATGAACCCATTGTTTAGTTTTTCCTAATTTTTCGGCTACTTGAATAGTGCTTAATAATTGGATAGGCTCTTTCTTTTTCATAAATTCGTTTCCTCCCGGTAATTGGCAATTTGTTTTATTATGTATAATCTTATTACACTTTCATTCATTTTACAATAGGCAAACAGACGAAAGGCAAATAAAAATATTGTACATTTGGCAAATAAAAAAGGCAGCTTGTTAGGCTGCCAATTTTTTACGGAAAGCGTCGCGCGTTTTTTCTTTTTGGAGCTCCCAAGATAATATTAATTTAAGATCCGTTTTGCTGTGGCCTTTCTCGTAAATCGCCGTTGTAATGCGGTTTCCGTCCATTGAAAGGGTAACAAATTCGGAAAAAGTTTCAACCTTTTTAAGTTTTTCTTTCAGCATTCTAAGTTCTATGTGAAGTGATTTTTTTGTCATTTTCGTTCAATCTCCTTTTGCTTTAATGTTTGCCATTAGTCAAATATCTTACATTTTTATAATACAACTTAATAGGTTGTTTGACAATAGGCAAATACATATATTTTACGAAAGGCAAACAAGTTTTTTACATTCAGTGACCTTTTGTGTATAATGAGCAATGACCTATATTTATCTCTGTTGTAAACGTGAAAAGAACCTATTATTGGTACAAAAAAAGGGGAGCCCATAAACGGACTCCCTTTTTTTATAGATACGGCGTTGTTTTGTTCTCTTTCGGTAGTGGTTCTTGTCTGCTCAGTGTGCGCGCTGAATCTCCTACGCCTTCCACCGTTGGATCTTGTACAATGCCTAGATAAGTTAAATAAGCCAAGACGGCGTTTAAAATACCAAGCAACCATTTAACCCAAGCGTCCAAAGCCTCTATATTCACATGAATAGCATGTAAGCTGTCTAAGCCTAAAATAATAGCTTGGATCAATAGCAGCGTTTGAGAAATAAAGGAGGATACCCACAATTTATTTTTAAAACGTACTGTCCAGTTTATTTTATTCGTGTTCATAAAACCCCTCCTATTCGCTTATTTTTGCTTATAGTACCAAGTCTTTGCATCTAAATACTTTTTAACTGTCACTAAATTAAGGCCGGATACTGTTAGTTCCGCCGATGGGTTTCCGGTTGCATGTATATTTAATTCTGAATCAATGCCCTCCGCTCTTAAAAATAAGCGAAATTCATTTTCCATTGGTTTGCTTAATCCACCTGTTACAAGTGTAGCCGCTAAGGTATCGACGTCTTTAGCCTGTACAAATCCATCCGGTACGGCATACGCTTTAACGCCTTCCGTATAACCATAAACAGAAAATACAGTGTCCTTTTTAATAATGCGTTGGTTTTGTGCTAAATTTGAGTATTTATAAACGCCAATATCTTTTTTTGCGCGTACTTGAAACGAATATTTATCACCTAAAGAAATTACTTTTGGTAAATCTTCTTCCTTGGGCTTGTTTAATTCGTTAATTAGATCCGCGATTTTGGCCAGTGTGTTTTTCCCTGCTATGCCATCGGACGTTAATTTGTTTTTAGTTTGAAAGGATTTTACCGCTGCTTCTAATTCTGCGCCATATTGGCCATCTGCGCCGTATTTTGGGAGCTTTCCACCTAACTTTAAAAGGTTTTGCTGCAATTCTTTTACGCCTAGACCACTATCACCGCGACGATAAGAAGAAGGTGGGTTAACATCACCTATAACATTTACTCCGGAATCAATACTTTTAAAAAATGTAAGATCCATTTCGTTAATATCCACGTTTCCTTTTATACCGTTAACTTTTCCGGAATCCGTGAATTGGAACATGGCCCAACTTCGCCAAATTGGAGAAGATCCGGGAGCGTCAAAGCCTTTAACGCGATTAGATCCGCTGTAACGCGCCACCCATAACGGATACTTGGCCAGTGTGTTTGTAAAGTTCCCCATAAAAGAATATCCGGTATACAAGATAGGTGTAATTCCTGTTTTCTTTTGTAGAAATTCCATCCATTGCAAAGCAAATGTAGAAATTTGAGTTTTTGACTTCCCTTTACTTTCTTCTAAATCCAAGCAATGCGGCAAGTCTGCCTTCATTTCCCCTAGTTTTTGAAGAAAGAAATTTACTTCATCTACTGGATGATTTGTTACATGTGCATAATGATAAAAGCCCACGCGTAACCCTGCGTTTTTGGCGGCCACATAATTATTATAAGTGGTCTTATCTACATAGCTTTTACCTTCAGTAAGCTTCAGATATACAAATTTATATCCATCACCAGCGACCTTTTTCCAATCCACTACGCCGTTATGGTGGCTTACATCTATCCCTAATACATTTTGTTTATTACGACTTTGCATGTTACTTCATCCCCCTTACTAAAATAGAAATTTCCCTGCTCCTACTAGGGCCGCTATTTGTGCAGCAGCCTTTAAAAAATCTATAAAAAAACCACGCCATCCGGTGTCCTTGGAAAGCGTGGCTGAAATTGAATCTAATTGTCTTTGAATTTGTTCTAAGCGATAAAGAATAATGTTTTTATCGTTGTCTATGACGTCAATTTCGTTCCCTTGTGATCGAACTTCGCCTTTAATCTCTAATAGATCAGCCTCAAGCCGGCGCATTCGCTCTTTTAATACTAAAACTGTGTCATGCGTCACTAAATTTCACCTCTCGGATGCCCCATATTGCAAGAACCGTCATTGCAAAATAGGTTCCTGCACTGATAGATAAAGGGGATTCAGATAAAAAGAAGCTTGAGGAAATAATTCCATAAAGCAGCGCGGAAAGGGTTAGACCTAATTTTCTAACCCATTTTCTCTGAATAGCCACGCCAACTATTTTTACAGATGCAGCAGTAACAAATACAAATCCCCACGTTTTTTCATCGGCTATTTGCGAAAAGATCCTAAATAGGCCGGGGAAATTATCAAATAGTTTACTATTAGCGAAACAAATAAAAGCCCACCATAAAGAAACAATGGACAAAAATAAATCTACTATAGGGATTCGACTAGTCATAAAGCTCACTCGCTTTCTTTTGTAGCCGTCTGCTCAGCTGCCGCATTTTGACGTTCTAATAAAACGCGCTCAACCTCCGGACGTAAGTTTGCCGGAACTTGGTCCAATGTACGTAAACCCTTTTCGACTAACAATACATAAATCATAACCATTAGTTTTCACCTCCCGGATTCATTAACAGCTCGTAAATATCAGCAATAGCCTCAAGCTGCATAGCGCTCTCCTGCTGTACTTGATCTAATTGATTTTGCAACTCGTTTTGTGTATCTTTCTTATAAAATTGAGACTTTTTATCTTTTTCTTTCAGTAGATCCGGAATAGTACCGCCAATTTGTACGTTTGTTGTTTCATCATCCACGATAATGTAATTAGCGCGCATACCTCCCATACGGCTGCCGTCAAAACTAATAACATCGCCGTCAATTTCAATATTACTAGCCAAGAAAATGTCTAATACTTGGTTTTCAGAGTTAAAAAGAATAATTTTCATTTAAAAAACCTCCATTTTTTTATGATCCTGCTACAATTTCAAGAGTTATAGAGCCATAGAAAAGCATATAAGGCGCTCTATTAGAGTTGTATATTCCTATTCCTTTCCTTGCTCCGCTTGCAAGATCCGTTCCGTAGTTGTTCGGAAGTGTTACCCATTTACCGCTATCACCCCAAGCGAAAGAAGTAGAACTTGTATAAGATGCAGCAAATAAAGGCGTTCCGCTTGGTGGAGTATCATAAGAATGCAGCCAAAATGTAGGTTTTTGTGCTGCGCTGCTTCCGCCTTTGCTCAGACGTTCAATGTAAATACGAACGCGTTTAATTGTTTTACCGGCCAATTTCGCGCGAATATCCGCAGAATTAAAGAACCACAAACCGCGATGATTTCCGCCGCCGGACCATTCTCCCTGATACACATATTTGTTATCAGAGCGCCATCCGTAAGTATCGCGCCAAGATTGAGAGTTTACACCGCTCCAAGTATAGGTTTTATCCGGTGCCGGTGGATCCTCTGTTTTAGGTGCAGACGGAAAAGTAAAGTTTTTATCGTTTAATACGCCGCCATCTGTGGCCGCCCAATTACTCGTACCGTCTCCGCCCGGCGCTGTTCCTTTTCCTCCAATAATAGAAGGACCATAAGCCCACAAACCTAAATTGTTATTAGCTCCATCGCAGTCTCTAACCTCAGCAGTACCACCATAACAAGCAATGACAGCCGCTTTTGTTGCATCATAAATTTTTGTATTGTTAACTGAAACATAAGAATCATTCGAATAAACGCCGTAAGTATCTACTTTACGGCAATAAATAAAACTATCCGATATATTAACTTGGTGCGAACCATACACATTTAAAACCCTGCCATACGTACCGGCCGTTACTAGCTTCATTTTCTTTAAGTTAACATTATGCTGACACTTCGAAACCGTAATAGAACCATTTAACGTGTTTTGAGCCGTTTGAAAGTCAATATTTATAGATCCTACTCCGTAATAACTTGCAATTCGTACATCTTCAACCATGTTGCGCGAATTATCATAATGCGTATAAATGTTACAAGTTCCGTCGTTCCATTTAGGAATGCGGTCTACTGCTTCTTGAATAGTAGCAAGAGGCCGCGCCCATCCATCGCCTAAATTATCATCATTTCCGTTTATCGGATCTACATAAAAATTTAAACTAGCTGAATTTCTTTTTACCACGCTGTCTGAAATAACATCACCGGCCGTAACAGTAGTAAAAGAAGCTCCTGTATTGCCGTTAATTTCGCCTATAACGGTTTCTTGATCGCTCAAGACTTGTAATACTCCGTTGCCATCTTCCATGCTTCCAAGACGTAAAACGCCACCCTTGGCCATTGAAAAACTCAAAAAGCCCGAAACAATGTTTCCGGCGTCCAAGTCGATGATATACATTTTCTTTCCGCTTAGAGTGGTACCGGCCAAACGGTCTACGCTAAGGGTTCCAACGGTTATATTATTAGCATCAGAGGCGTATTCTTTCGCTATATCTTCAACAGTGGCCGCCACACTATCAGCGTGATTTTTCGCGTTTTGCTCAGCTGTATTGGCACTTGATTTAATAGCGCTGTAAACTGAATCATCACTTGAAATTTCAGTAATAGAAAATTTTGTAGCGAACATAGTAGAACCTTGTGTTTCATCTTTTGGCGCATAGGTTAAGCTAATTTTAGGCTTAATATAGGCCGTATTAGCATTAAAAAATTTATGGTCCGTATCCGGTGTTAAAGGTGAATCTGTAATACTGTGGCTATCCGCTATCCCTGCATTATGAGGCGCGATAATACAGTAATGCTTTTTCCATACTCCAACATCAGCAGCCTCCGGCGTGCGGCCATTAACCATATTTGGGCCGTTGCCTATTTGGTTTTCTGTCGTCATATCCGCCAAATATTCTTTTCGCCCTATCCAATAGCTGCTATTGGTATCCATCGCTTTAACCCATACTTCAAAAAGGTATGATTTTGTAGGATCTATCCGTATGGACGGAAACATAAGGTTTAAATTATTAATCGTTCCCCCGGGCACAAATGCTTTTTTTAGCAACGGCCCCGGTATTCCGTCCGGTGTATCCCCTATCTCCCATAAATAAGGATCCGGTAAAGTAAAACTATTAAGATCTGTAATTAGATTGAGGCCGGCCCTAACGCTTGTATACCATTCTGCTTTTGTTTGTGCTGCATTAGCTTTATTTTGGCTTCCTGTGGTACTTTCAAGCGTTCCGCTACCTACGTCCTTTTGAATCTTTGTATTGGCCTGTGCGCCATTAGAAGCATTATCACGAACCGCGCTTGCAGTAGTGCCGGCCACCTTTGAAGTATCGGCCGACGTATTCAACCCGGTAATATCTGCTCCTTTTTGTGCCGGGCGAAGATCCTCAAGCGTAAAGCCATTTGTATATAAAATTTCTGCTGCCAGTGTTGCAGAGGCTTTTTCCCATAACCCATTTTCCGGATTCAATGTTTTAACCACGTCAATAGCGCCGCTTGTGTCTATCCAAACGGCGGTAGGATCATCCGGAGGGTAATTGCTGCGGATAACTTTAGCGCCTGTTTCCGCCCATTTTGCCGACTCTCGTAAATAAGTGTTTCTCATGCGTTTTAAAATAGCATATTGGTGCTCGCTATAAATATCTTTGTATTCACCTATAACAAACTCGGCGTTTTCTGCCTCCTGCTCCTCCACCGGTCCTTTAGCTTCAATAATCCGCGCTTCTAACAATAGAGGAGGCTCAAGATCCAAGTTTTGCACCGTTATTGTATCGCCTAGCCTAAATTCATCCGGATTTAGGCCAGTCATAGAACTAAGTTTCTTTGCAGTTGTTTCATAGGTATAAGCCGGTTTGCATTTGGTTTTTAACACTTCTCTTGTTTTATTTAACAGCGTTTCCGGGCGTAAAGTTTCGTCGCCATCGTAGGTATATACGCCAAAATAATGCGCCAAAGTTCCGTCCGGAAGTTCCAAGCCGTAGCGCTGCAAGGCGTCGTTATCCCCTATCCAATCTTGGCCGCTTGGTTTATCATCTGCGGAAACATTGGCGAACGTCATAAAGCCGCCGTTTTCATCATCACTTTGAGCAATACCGATAAGAGCCGTATATAATTCCTTGCTACTTTCGGAACGTGTTAGATCAATCATGTTATGTGCATAAGAAATTTGATCTCCGCGATTCTCTCCGCGTCTTTCCAATAGATCAATATAACGGCCGGATAGTTTAGGGCCCTTAAATTCAACCCTATATCTTAAATCTCCGCCGTATGCCTCACGCCCTTTTAAAATGGCCTCTATCGCGTTTATATAATCTTCTATGACTAGATCCCCGGTAGTGGACCATTCTACCTCTCCAAGCTGCCATGCAGTATTTTCAAGGATAGAATTATAATATTGTTCTGCACTAAACCCACTATAAGAACCTGGGCGGATAATTTTCCCTAGCAGCTCCAAAGCTACATGCTCCGCGTAAACCTCTTTGTAATGGCTGCCGTCTTGTTCGGTCCTATCTTGGACCTCCTCCACCCGAAACATGAGTAAATTTCCATCATCACCGGGCGCCACTATGCGCCTCTCTGTTACCATTAAGGCTGCGGTTTCGTGGTTTGCGTCCATTTTAAAAGTGAGGGTTAAATAAGCATCATTTAATTTCTCCTCTATTACATCATCCCAAAAAGCAGCAGCCGCGCTGCCGTCGTTTTCAAGTTCCCCTATAATCGTATCGTTTTCTAAGATATACATAATTATTGCCACCTACTTTTATAAGAAAGCTCCGCTGTTACTGCATCTTTTGGATAAATGCTTACTCCGGTATTGCCTTCAATGGCAAATAGCTTGCTTATGGGATCCAAAATATCTTTCCTTGGCTCGCCATTAACTAGAATTTGCTTAGTGTAATGATCGACTTCTATTACATCGCCGGCCTTTGCAATATACGGCACCTGTGTAGCTGCATTGAGCTTATTGATCTTAAACACTTGCAGCCTATTGAAATTCAATCGATCCGGAGAAGGAACCTTACTTGTGCCAGTACCGGCAACGTGTAATTGTATTTGGGCCAATTTAGGAACATGATATAAATTTTTAACATCATACCAACGTTTAAAAAGGCGTGTCGTATGCACTCCATTTACAATTTTAGTAATGTAACATTCATAAAAACGATCTTCCTGTTTTATAGAGAGTAATCCCCAAAAATTATTAAAAACGCCGGGTTTAGCGCCCGTAGATTGTACAAGATATTGGCCACCGTTTAACGGCCCGGCTCGAAATTCAACCATTGTGTTTTTAGCGTCTCTATACATATCTTTTAACGCCATCTTTCCTATAACGGATCCGTTTACGTCCATAAAATAAAGCTCGGCCCTCGCTATCATATCGATTGATTTTGTAGCATCGAATGTAAGCCAACAATATACTTTCCAATGATCTAAAGGCTCCGGCAATCCTTTTTTAACAGCCGGTCCATGCCATTGTGAACCCTCGCCTATACTGTTATAGGTAAAATATCCATTGGTTGCAGCCATTTCACCGGCCACTATACCTCCATCGACAATAGTTCCCCCGGCGGCCCATGAATTGCCTGTAATAGAATCCATATCATCATCTAAAACTAGTTCCTCTTTTGGTGCAGCTGTTTGGGTATCCACTTCAACCGGACGGCCAAGCACCACCATATCATTATCATTTGGCCCCATATAGGATAAATAAGTGATATTCTTTTTAACCGTAAATTTCATGTACGGAAATGTTTTATAGGTGCCATCTATTTTCATGTTGGTATATTCATTAACTAAAGGAACAACCGTTTCAACCCTGTTAAAACCGTAAGGATCCGGAGCAATAAAATTTATTGTGCCTTTCCCTACTCTTATAATCTCCTCTAAATCGGTTTCGCCTTCCAAGTACGCATTATAATAAATGCTTGGATCCTTGGTTAAAATGAATTGTTCCGGCTTATCTGAATAAAGCCACTCGGATATTACCCGAATGGCCTCATTAAGAGAAAATGCGTTTTCTTCTTTGATTCTTATAGGGATTTCCCATTTTCGCATACCTATTTCAGTGTTTTGGTGGATCTCCCCGGGCCTTCCGGGGATCTTCACCGTATTACGTGTAATTGGAGGCAGCAAACTTCTTTTAATCCTTCCAACTTCAAGATAATTTTCGGATGAAATACCCTTAAACATGAAAGACATTAAAACTCGACCTCCCCTCTAGCGCGTTTCGAACGCGTTTCACTTCTCTTTTGTAGTTCGTCTATGTCTCTAAATACTTCCTCAGCCACTTTACGGCCGTTTAAGTTAACTTGGAATATATAA